ACCATACAGAACACCGACAACCTGAAGGTGGCCCAGCAGCTTCTTGCCTACAAGATCCGCAAGCGCCGGGAGGAGGAGGAGGCCAAGGCCATGAGGATGCAGCAGATGAATGCTCAGGTCCAGCAGCAGTCTGCCATGGCCGCAGAGCAGGCCAAGCAGCAGACGCTTCAGGTCGAGGGTCAGGTCAAGGCTCAGGTCATTCAGGTTGAGAAAGAGCTGGACGCCAAGCTCATGGAGATGAAGTACGGCTTCGAACTCCAGCTCGAGGAGATGAGGCAGACCGGAAAGATCCAGTCCAAGGAGATAGAGAAGTCCGGCAAGAAGAGCGTGGCCAAGCTGAACAAGGGCATGCCGGACGACGAAGAGCTTATGAATCAGGCGCCTATGGAGGAATCGTTCCCCGTGGAACAGATGCCACCTATGGCTTAATTTGATGATAGTATCAAATGCCACTATATTTTTGCACCAAATAACCAATCTATGTCAGAGGAAACCTTGGATTTTACCGGCGCCACTATTGATAGCTTCAAGGTGGTCGGCCGCGAAGAGCCTGTAGAAAAGGTTGTCGAGCCGGAACCGGCCCCTCAACCGGAAGCCCAGCAAGAGCCCGAGGCGCCTAAGCCTGAGAGCTCGGGGGATGACAAGGCTCCCGAACCGGCAAAGATAGATCCGGTAGAATACAAGTTCAAGGACGACTTCATCAAAGGGGTCGTAGAGTTCTATGAAAAGACGGGTGATCTGACAGCATATCTGCAGGCCAAGACTGTCGACTTCAACAAGATGTCTGACGAGGAGATCCTGAGAAGGGAACTCCGTGAGCAGTATTCGGAGCTGAGTGACGGCGCTTTCGAGCGTCTGTACAAGCAGCAGGTGGTCGACAAGTACAAGCTGGATCCCGATGAGTGGTCCGAGGACGACGCGCAGCTCGAGCGAGAGCTCATGAAGGTTGAGGCGTCAAAGCTCAGAAGCAAGTACGTTGAATGGCAGAACGGGTTCAAGGCTCCGGAACCTGAACCCACCGACGCCGACAAGCAGATGGCCGAACAGATGGCTAGGTTCGAACAAGAAGTAAAGACGAACCCGCTGACAAAGGGCTTGGTTGAGAACAAGAAGATCTCACTCAAGACTCAGGACGGCGAGTTCAACTACGAGGTCGAACCTAACGCGCTGCTGGATATGACACTCGACAACGATCGATTTTTTGCGCAGTTTGCCAACGAAAAGGGCGAGCTGGACTACGACAGGTGGTACAAAGTCGCCGCGTACTCCAACAACCCGGAGCAGTTTGAGCGTTCGCTCATCAACTTCGGGAAAACCCTAGGACGTCAGGAGATTGCAAAGGAGATCAAAAACCCAACAGTAAACACCGCCGGCGATGTTCCGACCGAGGGTGCATCGGACTTCAGGTCCGGTCTCCTGCAGGCGTTCGCAGCCCGCGGAATTCACAAGTAATTTTTAAAACTTACCGCTATGCCCGGTACACTCGGAGGACTTAATAAATCATATGTGTCCTCAATCGAATTCCTCGACCAGAGGGAAATCCTGAACAAGGTGCTCGACATCACGAATGAAGAGCTGTCTTTCATCGACGTAATGGAACTGACCGGTCGCTCCAAGGTGACCTCCGTGCCTGAGTACCACCACTTCGTAAACGAAGAGCTGTACGTTCTGGCCACTGTCACTGCAGTAACCGGATCCGGTACCACCGCTGTAACCGCCACGATCGACGCCACCTCCTATGCCTACGTGACCCCGGGCGAACTCGTCCTGTTCACCAACGGTAAGGTAGGTATGGTGAAGTCCAAGGCCGCCACGACCAACATCGTCGTACACAGCGTAGACGGAACCAACATCACCCTGACCGCTGCCGACAAGGTGTCCTTCTTCTCCAACGCCAACGGCGAGGGTTCGCTCTCCCCGGCTGCCAAGAGGTGGGGCGTCACGAAGTATGCCAACCAAGTGCAGATCTTCAAGGGTAAGTTCGAGGTCACGGACGTACAGAAGGCTTCCAAGGTGGAAGTTGAATTCCAAGGCAAGCCCTTCTACATGTACAAGGGACAGCACGAGAGCCTGATGAAGTTCCGCGCCGACATCTCCGCCGCCATGATCTTCGGCAAGAAGAGCACGACCAAGTTCGCTGATGCCAACCCCGTCCTCGTGGACGCAGAGAGCAAGCCTGTTCAGACCACTATGGGTCTCGACCAGTACGCTACCACTCTGGGCAAGGACCTCAGCCTGCTGACTTCCGGCTCTGTCGCTCTGGCCGACATCAAGGCCCTCACACAGACCCTGAACGTTGACCGCGCTCCGCAGGAGTACTTCCTGTTCGTCGGTACCGCTCAGAACATCCTGTGGGATGACCTGTTCAATAACCTTGGCAACTCGGCCCTCCTGTCTCAGGGTGCCCGCTTCCAGATCGCCGGTCGTCAGATCGAGCTCGGAATCGACACCATCAAGATCTATGGCCGTACCTACTACAAGAAGTTCCTCCCGATCCTTGACCACAAGAACATCGTGAACTTCACCGGTGGTTACAACGCCAAGGACGCTGCCTACGGTGTTCCTGCCAGCAAGATCAAGACCAACGACGGTCAGATGGTCGACCGCATGCAGGTTCGCTTCATGGCCGAGGGTGGCACCGACTTCAAGTACAGGGAAATCCTGCTTGGCGGTCTGGCCCCGGTTCCGACCAGTGAGCGCTCTGTCCTCGAGATCCACTACGAGTCCATTCAGGGCTTGGAGATTCTCGGTGCTCAGCAGATGTTCAAGCTCAAGTAGATAAGTGGGAGGGGGATTTTCCTCCTCCCCTTACTTAAACCATAAAACCCAAACAAGTGAGAAAGACAGAACTGTTCAACGACCTATCAAAGGAACTGGTCGACTCGACCAAATTGAAGCCCGGAGAAAGTGTAAGGTACAGGTTATATGACCTGCCCCCACATCCGATGGATCCGTCCAAGAAGGCCATCCCTGCAATCCGGCAGGTGCCGGTGATGGATCAGATCTACGATCCCCAAAAAGACGAGTACGTCGACATCGCAGCCGTAAGGGCTGTATCATCCGACGGAGCCCACACCTACCACGATCTTTCTTTCTCCATCACATCCGCCGGCGAAATCGTGCTGGTCGGGGGGAGGGCGGCTGATCAGGAGATTCACTCCTACCTGTCGCTGTGTAACTACAACGTATCGAACCCGAATCGTGACCCCAACAAGGAGGCGATCTTCGAACTGGTTGACGAGAAGGCCAAGTCTGAGGTTGAGAGGAAGACTCGCAACATCAAGCGCGAAGCTCTGAACGCAGCCGCAGATCTGACGGCAGACGATGTCCGCAACTACACCGCCGCCCTCGGAAGGGACGACAGCGGCAATCTGGAGGTTCTCAGGAACCATCTGGAAGACTTGGCCGACAAGAGCCCGGCAGACTTCCTTGAGCTCATCGGCAACAAGCAGGCCCTGATGAAGGCCACCATCAACCGGGCCCTCAGCAAGGGTATCATCCTGTTCAACGAGGAGCAGTCTAGGTTCAGCTGGCCGAACGGCGAGGCAATCCTCACGGTGGCTAGGACGACCGGCGGTGACAATATCGAAGAGCTCATCTCGTTCTGTGTGAGCTCCGCTAAGGGAGAAAAGGTATACCAGACAATTCAATCAAAGGCAAAATCCAAATAGGTTCTCTCTTAGTTTGGTTGTTGAAACTCCCCGGCCATTCTTGGCTGGGGATTTCTATTTTAACAACCAGAATGCCTAATTTTGTTTCATGCCATCAATCAGTAACGTATCGTTCAGTGTCAGGTTTGATCTGACCGGTGCGCCCAAAATAGTCCTCACAGACACTACATCTTCTGCGCCGGCAGGGATGGTTGGATTTTTCACCATCACTCAGCCTGACGGGTACACAAGGACCGGCAGCGTTGACAGCCCAGATATCAATGCCGGCGGGTCATTTCAGTACGCCCTGACTCCGGACAGCATAGGCGGGCCTCAGTGCGGAAACTACACAATCAAGTTCACCGCAGCTGCCCCGGGATATTTCAGCACAGAATTCACTAGGACATTCGCATTCAGCTACTCTCCTGTCGACTTGGTTCTTACAAAGAACTTCGACATCTTCACTCCGAATCTGTCCTATTCCGATGGCACCAACTATGCTGTGTCCGGGTATTCGACCGGCGCAGTAACTAGGTCTTGGCTTTCTACCAGCACGCCGACCGGAAACATTGCCAGCTCGGGAATTACGATCAACCTAGCGAAGAACGGTCAGTACTATGACGCTTCGTACACGACCACACTCACATCCTCACTTACCTATCAGAATACAACGTACGCATGGCTGTCCGTCTCTGAATCCCTGACCAAGACGGAGGTTGCTAGCGCATGTACACCGAAGCCTCTGGACGAGCTGGTTCAGATGCTTGAGACATTCAGGAATAGCGACATTGATTGCTCCGGTGAAACGCCGGATTTCGATAGGGCACAGATCCTGTACACCCACCTGATAGACATGCTGAGGCTTCTTCTTACGGGTGGTATTGGACAGACGGGTGTGCTGAAGGTGTATGAGGATTTCCTGTTCTTGGTTCGGGGGAACCAGAGCATCCCGTGCACACACACCAACCAGCCGATACCACCGTATGACTTCAGCGAATATGAGGCAAGCCCCTTCACTGGCGACGCCACATTCTGCAAGACATTTGGCGATGGCGTCAACATAAGCTACACCATCAACCACAAGCTGAATGACACCTGCATACTTGCTCAGGTTTATGAAGTCACTTCCGGTCAGCAGGTGTTTGCCGATTTGGTTGTTGTGGACGCGAACAATGTCTATGTCACATTGATGAGCGTTCCGTCTGTCAATCAGTACAAGATCGTTATCCATTCCGGGTTTCAGGGTTTTGTGGGCCCGGCCGGCCCGAAGGGAGACACGGGTGTGGGACAGAAGGGTGACACGGGTTCTCAGGGTTTGAGGGGTGACACAGGGGTTGGAATAAAGGGGGACACCGGCGCAAGGGGCGACACGGGAATAGGGCAAAAGGGAGACACTGGTACTCAGGGTCTCAAGGGCGATACAGGAACAAAGGGCGACACGGGATCCGGGCAGAAGGGCGACACCGGATCTCAAGGTCTAAAAGGAGATACGGGCACCAAGGGTGACACCGGTGCTGGCACCAAGGGAGATACCGGCGTCGGCCAAAAGGGTGACACCGGATCAAAGGGAGACACAGGAACAAAGGGTGATACCGGTGCGGGTATTCAGGGTGTCAAAGGGGACACCGGATCTCAGGGCCCTAAGGGGGACACTGGTACCAAAGGCGATACCGGGTCTACCGGTACTGCCGGGGTCAAAGGAGATACCGGTTCGATCGGCCCGAAAGGAGACACCGGATCAAAAGGCGATACCGGATCTGGACAGAAGGGCGATACCGGAACTGCTGGAGTAAAGGGAGACACCGGGGCCCAAGGCCAAAAAGGTGATACAGGTACTGCCGGGGTCAAGGGAGACACGGGTAGTGCCGGTGTAAAAGGCGATACCGGATCAAAAGGTGACACAGGGGCCGGCACAAAAGGCGACACCGGAGCCAAGGGTGATACTGGCAGCTCGGGGGTAAAGGGTGATACCGGCGTCAAGGGCGATACCGGAGCCGGGTTGAAGGGAGACACTGGTGCAAAGGGAGATACTGGTATTGGTACGAAAGGAGACACCGGAGCCACCGGCGCCGGGGGAACGGTTGGGTACTACGGTCAGTTCTATTCGACTTCAGACCAGACTGCGGCAAATACCACCACAGCATACGCTGTCATTGCACCCATTCAAGACATAGCCAATGGAGTTTCCATGCAGTCGGATGGAACCAATCTTACCCGACTCACATTCGCGAACACGGGCACATACAACATACAGTTCTCGCTTCAGTTTGTTAATCCCGGGAATGACGACTCTGTCATAAATGTTTGGTTCCGCAAAAACGGGACCGACATCACGGACAGCAACACTCAATACACCATTCAAAAGGCGCACGCCGGCGGGGATGGTACGGCTGTGGCTGCGTTGAATTTTGTTGTTAATGCGTCGGCCAATGACTACTATCAGGTCATGTGGCAGACTGAGAATGCCAATGTCAGGCTTGATACGATACCTTCCGGAACCACACCGACCACCCCGCAGACCCCATCTGCAATCATCACGGCGCAGCAAATCTCGTATTCAATCAAAGGTGATACCGGGTCGGCCGGAATTAAGGGCGATACGGGCACTAAAGGTGATACTGGCACTCAGGGTGTCAAGGGTGACACCGGGTCCAAGGGCGATACGGGAACCAAAGGCGATACAGGCGCATCTGGATCTGCGGGCCCCAAAGGAGATACGGGTGTCAAAGGCGATACCGGATCAAAGGGCGATACGGGCGCCGGTACAAAGGGGGACACAGGATCTCAAGGGACCCAAGGCGATACAGGAGCCAAAGGCGATACTGGTACTGCTGGCCTCAAGGGAGACACAGGATCGTCTGGAGCCGCAGGTCCGAAAGGTGACACTGGTTCCAAGGGTGACACGGGGACTCAGGGCCTAAAGGGTGATACTGGAAATTCTGGGGCTAAAGGCGATACGGGATCTCAAGGCATAAAAGGCGACACCGGGGCGCAAGGTTCCAAGGGAGACACTGGTTCCAAGGGGGACACTGGGTCTTCAGGATCCCAAGGTCCCAAGGGGGATACAGGTTCTTCTGGATCTCAGGGCCCGATAGGCGACACAGGAACTGCAGGCGCTCAGGGCGTCAAGGGTGACACAGGAACCGCTGGAAGCAAAGGTGACACCGGAACCCAAGGGGTCAAGGGCGATACCGGCACCCCGGGGGACACTGGAGTTGGAACCAAAGGCGACACCGGAACTGCAGGTTCCGCCGGCGCGAAGGGTGACACTGGATCGCAAGGTCTCAAGGGGGACACCGGAGCGTCCGGAGGAGGAAGCGCAAACATCTCGTTCAATAGGCAAACGTCTTCCTATACTCTGGCTCTTGCTGATGCTGGAAAACTGGTGGAGATGAACGTTGGTACAGCAAACAACCTCACCGTACCCCCAGCAACTACTGCTGCTTTTGACACTGGTGCAACAATATATGTAAGTCAATATGGGGCAGGGCAAACATCCATCGTCGCTGGCAGTGGTGTTACAATAAGAAGCGCCAACAGTTGGCTTAAAGTGAACGCCCAATATGGTATTGTAGGACTTACGAAGGTGGGAGCTAATGAGTGGTATCTTTACGGAAATCTTAACGCATGATGCCAGCAGTATTAGATAGTGGTCAGAAAATCATCACAAGTGGATTGCAGTTGCATTTTGATGCAGCGCAGAGACGCTCCTATCCCGGTAGTGGCACTACATGGACTGATGTAAGCGCGAGTGCCAAAACAGCAGCAATAACAGGTACATTTTCTTTCAATAGCGGTAATGGAGGACATTTTACAGGATTTGCAAATAATAGTAGTCGCATAAATGTTAATAGTCCCAATACAAGTGCAATAGGAAGCTGTACTATACAAGCCTTTTTTGCATATGAAGGAAACCAAGCAACGGACATAAATATATTTGCATATCAAGGAGCATCAAATGGTATGTACTTGACCAATGGGAGTTTTGGTGGCACTCAAAGAAGATTAATATTTTATTCTGATTCTGGCGGTCGACTTGCCACTTGGCCTAATGAACTTGGTAATGGTGCTTGGACTTATGTCTCAGCCGTTAGGAATACTGCAAATTTTTCAATGTCAATCTCCGTAAATGGAGCAGCAAGGGTCACTAACACTTATGGGTCGTTACCTAATTTCACCCCAACAGACGCTTGGATGTTATCAAGACTTCCAACAAGTGGTAATGTTTTTGCGGGTAAGTATGCTATTTTACTTTATTACAATAGAGCACTATCCACGACCGAAGAAGCCCAAAATTACAATGCCATCAAATCTAGATTTGGTCTTTAATTCCAATAATTATGTTACTTGCAAAAGTAGATCCACCGTCGTCAATAGTAGTACAGGACAATCCATTCGGGCATTCGATAAAGAATGCGCCATACATGAGTGTTGAGATAAACCCGTATATACCCAATGCTGATCTTACCAACTGTAAAATTTCTTTTGGGTATTACGAACCACCATCTGCCTCTGACGAGCCCCAGACTTACCCATATATATTCATTTATGATTATACGATTACCCTTTCAAGTCAAGACCTAGCTACGTGGGGAACAAATGATGAGGATCTGTACAGGATAGTTTCAAATAAAATTGGGTGTTCTATAGTTGAGTTTATCGACGTAGATTTGTAAAAACCCAATACATGCAGACATGGGAAGAAGCCCAAAAATGGGAAAAAGAATGGCACGGCAACTGTGTCAATAGCTACAACGAGGAGACGAAGCAGTACATCTACGCTAGATTGATGGGTCTTGATGTGTACAAGACCAACTACTTTGGACAGATGGGGTGGGACTTCGGCGGAAAGCACATCCTTGATGTGGGCTGCGGGCCGTACTCCATTCTGATGAAAAGTAATGCCGGCCTCAAGGTCGGTATAGATCCATGCCCATATCCGGACTGGGTTATGATGAGGTACGAATCGGCAAATGTATCCATCAGGCAGGAGCCTGCAGAGTCGTTCAGCTCTGATCACATTTTCGATGAAGCCCTCATCTACAACTGCCTGCAACATACCATAGATCCACAAAAGATCATAGAAAATGTTTTGTCATGTTCAAGGATAGTTAGGATATTTGAATGGGTTGATCAAGGAGTATCAGACGGGCACATCCACGATCTTCATGCCAGCAATCTTGACCGGTGGCTTGGTGGGCACGGGAAGACCGACTACATCAGCGTCGGCCCCTGCGTCGGTCAGGCATACTGGGGCATATTCAAGGGGAAACACTACAAACTATGAGGTTCCATCTTCTCGGTCTTGTTCACCTGCCATGCAGCAGGACGTACATGTCATGCGCCTTCACGCAGAAGAACCACAAGTTGGCAAGGATGCTGTTGAGCCTCGGACACGAGGTGTTCTATTACGGCGCGGAAGGTTCGGATGTTCCATGTACGGAGTTCATACAGACCCACACGCTTGCGGATATCCAAAAGGAGTGGGGTGACGGTGACAACAGGTTTGAGTTGGGATACGACTGGACGAACACCGACTTCCGGCACGACTTCAATTCCCCCAAAACACCAACGACACAGAAGTTCTACAGCGTTTCAATAGACTACATCAACAAGCACAAGAGGGGCGACGACTTCCTTCTGTGCACACAGGGCGTCTACCACTCGCCAATCGCCGATTCCGTCGGTTTGTTCCTTACGTGTGAGCCCGGCATAGGGTACAGGGGGTCTATCAGGGGGAGGTTCAGGGCATTTGAGAGCAGCTACATACAGAACTTTACGTATGGAAGCGAACATCCGTACGAGAGCATCAACGGCAGCTACTATGACAGGGTGATACCAAACTACTTTGACCCCGAGGATGTGGAGTACTCTGATAAAAAAGAGGACTACTATCTTTTCATAGGCAGGATGATCAAGAGGAAGGGTATCCTGACGGCGGCCCTTGCATGCAACTACCTGAACAAGAAGCTGATCATTGTTGGTCAGGGGGCCCATGTCGATAGCAGGGGCTATTTGGTACCAAACACAGACCCCGACTTTGAATTGCCGCCCGGAACGTGGGAGTACTTTGGATATGCCGGCGTGGAGGACAGGAAGAGGCTCATGGGTGGGGCGATTGCCACTTTCACCCCGACTGAATATCTCGAGTGTTTTGCCGGCACACACATAGAAAGTATGCTCCATGGGACGCCGCCCATCACTACCAACTTTGCCGTATTCCCGGGAACAATACCGGACCACTTGAATGGGGTGGTTGGATACAGGTGCAATACGCTTCAGGATTTTGTGGATGCCGCAAGGGATGCGAAGGGCGTGGATCACAGGGCGGTTCGTGAGTACGGTGAACGGTTCTTGATGGACAATGTAAAGCTGGAGTTCCAAAAGTGGTTCGAGGATCTGTACGCCGTATATGAATCTACCGTATCCGACAAGATGGGTTGGCACAGACTAAGGTAGGGGGGGTGCTCCTTGCGGGGGGTATCTGATGGATTCTTATTAAATTTGCAACATGAAAAGGATCCTATTCTTTTTGTTGCTCTTCCCCTTTTTGGTCAGGTCTCAGGTCATAAACCCTGTCCCGGACATGGTGTTCAAGGGGAGCCTGTCTGCCGGGCGGTCCACCGCTACTGACAATTCTGCCTACATGTCTATTGGCCCGGCTCGGGGGGCAAACAAGGGCCTTATGGTTCCCATGGTGTCTGACACCAGCGTGGTAGTCCAACCCCGCCGGCACGGTCTTCTGATATTCTCCCTCCAGCGGGACGGGTTCCTCTACTGGGACAGCACGGCCGTAAGGTGGAGGCAATTTAGCGCCGTATCCGTGGACACGCTCACCATCTCGACCAGAGCGTGGCGCCAAAAAGGAATCGACTCAGTGGCATCCATAGCCCGGGTCACATCTGTATTCTCCGGGCTGGGAATGAAGTTCGACACCATCAAGACCTCCGGTGCCGTATCTGTCGACACCATAATCATGGGCACTAGGGCCCGGGTTCAAAAGGGCGTGGACAGCCTGAGCTCTATCAAGCAGGACAAGCTTACTCTGACAACGCTCGGTACTGCCGGTCCCGCCACCCTTGCGGGGAGCGTCCTGAACATCCCCAACTACAGCCCGGGTACGGGTTTCATAAGGAACATCGCGGCCATAGGATCTGTCCCGAACGCCAACGGGATGTCCAAGTTCGGCGACACCCTCCGCCTCCAGCCGGCATCTGCCACCTTCGGGGGGGTGGTGACGATTGGGAATCAGACCTTTTCCGGAGAGAAGATCTTCAACGAAAGGATCAGGGTGGGTGTGTCTGGTGGTGCGACCATACAGAACACAAACCAGTTCTCTGTAGGTATAGGCAACAACGCCCTGTCTTCATCTTTGTCTTCGGTATCCAACAACACGGCCATCGGATACAATGCCGGACAGAGCAACGTGGCCGGACTGAACAATGTGTACATCGGCTCGGGGGCCGGAGACCTCAGGTCTACCGGTCAGCCCAACATCAACTCCATAGGGAGCGTATTCGTTGGCGTAGACTCTAGACCGGCCGGCGACAATCAGGCAAACCAGATAGTAATCGGAAATGCCTCCCGGGGTAACGGATCAAACACCACAACGATAGGCAACTTATCCACCACAAAGACATATCTGCTTGGTACGCTGAATGTTTCGAACATTGACTCGTTGGCGCCGACCACGAGCATCCTGTTCTCAAACGGTGGGGATGTTGTCCGGTCCGGAATGGTTCCGGTGTCTTTCATAGATACGTCGGTCATCGGAACCCGTGCGTGGAGGCAGAAGGGAATCGACAGCCTTTCATCCGCGAAGCAGAACAAGCTGAAACTTTCCACGGTCGGGAACTCCGGTTCGTCGACACTGGTGTCAGACAGCCTTAATGTTCCGACATATACCCTTTCGGGTCTGGGCGGCGTACCAACGAACAGGTTCCTTACAATCAACGGAGTCTCTTACGACCTATCCGCGGACAGAACATGGACCATTTCGGCCGGAACCGGAACGGTAACCTCCGTGGCTGCCGGGCTTGGGATGAACTTCCCAACCATCACCACAACTGGAACGGTGTCTGCAGATACGTTTGTACTGTCGACACGATCTAGGGTGCAAAAAATTGCAGACTCCGTTTCTTCGCTAATCAGCGGTGGCGGGCTCGGTACTGTCACCTCTGTGGCTGCCGGGTTTGGTACCAGCTTCCCAACGATAACCAACTCGGGATCCGTAATTGTCGACAGCTCTGTCATGGCCACCCGCGCAAGGGTGTTGAAGCAGGTTGATTCTGTCAATGCCATAAACGCCAGCGGAACCGGAATCTCCGGGTACATAACAAAGTGGACGGGCTCCAAGACGATGGACACGTCTCAGATATTCCAGCTTGGAAATAAGGTTGGGATAGGCACGACCTCTCCGCTGTACTATCTTGATATCCCATACGTATCATCCGGGGACTATGCAAGGATCGGAGGCCTAGTTATATCTAGGGATGGCAACGGGCCCGTCCTTGATCCGACAGACAGGCCGATCACAATACGTGGTCAGGGTAATGCCGGATACATATACGGATCCACCTTTTCTGGCGTTGCTAGGTGGGGAATCAATACTACCAGCGTTGATAATAATATGTTGACGGTGTCAGGCAGTGTCAGCATCGGTTCTGATAGCGCGGGGATAGCTGGCCCAACAAACGGCATAAAAATCCAAGGCAGGGCAAAAATACACACGATAGACTCCACATCTACGGCTAGGAACATTCTATACCAAGACTTGGATGGAACCATAAAGAAAAGCTCTGTGCCTGCCGGAGGATCTGTTGACTCTACGGTGTATTCAACCCGGGCATGGAGGCAGAAAGGTATCGACTCGGTTGTGAATTTGATTTCTAGTGCGGGTGGTGGAACCGTGTTGTCTGTGTCTTCTGGTACCGGCATGAACTTTTCCACGATCACGTCTTCCGGATCTGTATCTGCAGACACTGTTATACTTGCCACGAGGGCTCGGGCTCAAAAGGCGGTCGACAGCCTTGGAGCCATAAAGCAAAACAATATCTCCCTAACGACCACCGGCAGTTCGGGCGCGTCCACATTTAATGGAACCACCCTCAACGTCCCCAATTACACATTGGCTGGTCTTGGTGGTGTCCCGACAACCCGAACACTGACAATAAATGGCACGTCATACGACTTGTCTGCAGACAGGTCTTGGACGATATCCGGCAGTGGTTCCGGAACGGTAACATCGGTCGCTGCAGGTACTGGCATGAACTTCTCAACCATTACAACTACCGGAACGGTAAACGCGGACACCCTGTCTTTGTCCACCCGGGCATGGCGACAGAAGGGGATAGATAGCGTAGTCAACCTGATAGCTAGCTCTGGTGGCGGAACTGTTCTGTCTGTATCTGCCGGAACGGGCATGAACTTCTCAACGATCACATCCTCTGGATCTGTCAGTGCGGACACGTCTGTGTTGGCCACCAGACCCCGGGTTCAGAAGGCCGTTGACAGCCTGTCTGCAGTCAAGCAGAACAATCTGACCCTGACGACAACCGGTAGTTCCGGTTCGTCCACACTTGTGAATAGCACACTGAATGTGCCTACATACACCCTGTCCGGGCTCGGCGGTGTCCCGACTAGTAGGAATCTCACAATCAATGGCACCACCTATGATCTGTCTGCGGACAGGGCGTGGAACATCTTGGCGGGAACCGGAACTGTAACATCCGTAGCGGCGGGCACCGGAATGAATTTTTCTACGATCACCAACACCGGAACCGTAAGCGCCGATACCGTCGCTCTATCCACTCGGGCATGGAGACAGAAAGGGGTTGACTCTTTGAACTCGATCAAACAGAACAACATTTCGCTTACCACTACCGGCAGCAGCGGAGCATCTACATTCGGCAGCAATACGTTGAACATCCCCAACTATACCTTGGCTGGACTCGGGGGTGTGCCCACGTCTCGAACCCTTACAATCAACGGCACACAGTTCGACCTCAGTTCCGACAGGTCTTGGACTATATCAGCAGGCACCGGAACGGTCACCTCGGTGACTGGGGGTTTTGGTCTGACCGGCGGAACCATTACCACATCGGGAACGCTGGCTCTCGACACTTCTTCCATGGCTACCCGGGCAAGGGTTCAGAAAGGCATCGACTCGGTGGCGGCTCTCCCGAGAATCACAGGAACCGGCGTAAGTGGGTACATGGCAAGGTGGACTGGGGCAAGCACCCAAGACACATCGAGGCTCTTCCAGTCCGGCAACCTTGTCGGTATCAACACCACCTCCCCGACCGAGAGGCTGGACGTGGACGGCAAGGTCAGGGTCAGAACTATCGACTCTTCGGCGTCACCTATCAACATGCTTTGGGCTGACGCATCCGGTGTCCTCCGCAAGACGGCTGTTCCTGCGGGCGTAACTTCTGTGGCTACCGGGTATGGACTTTCCGGCGGAACGATAACCACCACCGGAACCCTTGTGGCGGATAGCAACCTACTTTCCACACGGCTGTGGAGGCAGAAGGGTGTAGATTCTGTTATGAGCATTGTCAATCAGAAGCCATTCGGTTCGGGCACGTTGAATTATGTTGCCAAATGGACACCCAACGGAAATACGGTTGGCAACAGCCAGATATTTGACAATGGAACAAATGTCGGTATTGGAACAACATCGCCAGAAGCCAAGCTTCAGGTAATGTCTAGCCCTTCGTTTAGTGGATCAAATGGAAACATGGGGGTCAACTCTACTGTGGATCTTGGAACGATAGGGGCCGGATCTTCATTCTCTTCCGGTAAGGTATGGAGTGGATTTAGTTCGTTTATCAAGTACAATTTCTCTGGTTCATCGACTGTTCAGGAAGGGGCGAATTTGCAAGGGCTGTTTGGGACTAAAAGGATCGCATTTTCTAATGCCGGAACGATAACGATGAGCCCAAGTGCAGGTGGTGGCAAAAGGGTTATGGCTGCAATAACCGCTTTTACTCAGACTGAATCATCCGCTTCTGGTGGCGAAGTTTCAGATGGAGCTGGCCTGTTTGTCCATGGCGTTTACCCGGTTGCCGGAACTCAATCCACAACATTTACAAACTATTACGGGCTTTTGATAAATGATTTGTACGACTTCAACGATGGAGACCAGCCTGTGAGCATAACAAACAGGTGGGGTGTGTATCAGGCCGGAGCTAGTGACAAGAATTATTTTGCCGGAAACACCGGCATTGGAACTACATCACCATCTGAAAAGCTGCATGTAAGTGGAAGGGTTCGTGTGGCAACGATAGACTCTACGGCTAGTGCAATAAACATGCTGTATGCAGATGCAAACGGAGTGATCAAGAAGGCTGCCGTTCCGAGTGGAGGCTCCGGAGCCGACATGGATAGCACCAGCTTGACTATTGCTTCTGGTTGGAACTTTGGTAGGGACCTGACTACCGCGAACTCAATCAACGAACTGGTCAAGACGAACAAGGGCAACATAATGACCATCACCCTTCAGGCCGTTGTGTACAAGACGACCGCCACGTTCAGCACGGGTTCTTGGGTGACCGTTGCCACAGTCCCGTCCGGATGGAGGCCGAACCATACGGTGTACGGATCATTGCCGAATCTTGTGACCGGCACCGAGTATGAGAACATATCCGGAACCGATTTTGCTGACGATGCCTTCTATGAAGGGGCATGTGCATATCGGATTCTAACCAACGGGAACGTTCAGGTCAGGGTTGATACCGTTACTTCATCCGCCACTTTGAGTGGCGCCAACTACGTTATCTTCCCGATTCACATAGTATATATCGTTCAATTCATACCAGTCTAAAACCAAGTAACATGAAAGAGTTGATTGCTCGTTTTCAGATTCCTTCTCCGTCCTTCTTCGTGAAGATCCAGAAGCTCGGCGCGTTCCTTACCGGACTGTCCATTGTCCTGATGGGACTTCAGTCCCAGTTCCCTGAGGTCGGTCTTCCGGATGCCCTTTCCAAGATTGCTGGGTACCTTGCTGTAGCTGGCGCCATCGCTGCCGGTGTGGCAAGGCTGACCGTGTCGGACTATTCCGAACTCGAAAGGAGGGTGAGTGAATAAGTACATACTCATAGCGCTCCTTATCGTTTCATGCAACCCCACTAAGCCGTACAGGAAGGTTGCATCGGATCCGAACGTGACTCCCAAAAAGAAGGCGATCATAGCCCCGTTCGTGTCGATGCACTTTCCTATACAGGAGAGAATCGTCAGCGACACTGTCGTTGTTGTAGACACTGTATATGATGAAAAAACAGCATACATACTGTCTACGATCATTGACTCGTTGATCATGCAGAAGAAGGACACCATCCGTGTCAGGGACAGAAGGGTAGAGGAGAGACTCCTGTCCAGACTGGACGAGATGAAAAAAGAGTGTGGCCGGGTTGTAACCATCCACGAGAGAATAACCGACACCATATTCCGTGAGGACGAAGCCAAGACATTTGCCCTCAGGGAGTACGCAACCAATCTTGAGAACAAGAACGCCAAGCTCACATACGATCTGGAGGTGGCCGACAAGCGTGTATCATTTGCCCGAAGTAGGGTGGTGGTAATGACCATACTTTTCGTGCTGTCTCTGCTGTTGCTTATTCTTCTAATATACCTAATGCTCAAGCCAAAGCGTTAAATTTGTAGAAAATGTCGACGATGTCTGAGAACGTGAAGAATGAGATCAAGGCATGGATAACGCCGGGTCTTATCACATGCTTCTGGATCATTTCATGGTCCACCGTGAACGAGATAAAGGCGGACCTAAAGAAGCTTTTGGAGGCCAAGGCTCAGACAGAGGTGATCATACCTTCCATGGAAAGGAGGATAGACAACGTCGAGAAACGTATGGACAACGTCGAACAAAAGGTAAACAATGGCCCTTTTCAAGGTGTACGCAGCGAAGGACGGTAAGCATGCTTGGCAGGCCAAGGGTGTCAACCCGAAGACCGGCAGGGAGGTTACCCTGAAGGGTGGCGAGGCCAAGCACCGTGGCAAGTGGGGCACCCAAGGCGGGAAGACCGAGGGTCAGGTGAAGAGCTACTTTGCTCGACACGCGAAGAACGACAGCCCGAAGGGATACATCAACGACAAGAACTGGAGGGACGGATCACAGATCGGAAAGACCGTGAACATCCCCAACAATAGATTCTGATGGACATCAAGGTGGTACACGATACGGTGCTTTTCTACCTGAACAAGGATGACAACATGTACGTCTCCCACGAGGAGATAGACGAGGTTCTTGACCGGGCGCAGATGGTTCTGTTCAACCAGTACCACACCAATCCCAAATTGCCGGCACAGACTCAGGCTGCGCTTTACGGGGAGTCTCAGAGGATAGACGACGCACTGTCCCCGTTCAAGGAGCTGTACACCTTTGCCCCTGTAGACACCCCGGGTGGTGTCATAACAATGGCGCCAAACCTAAACTACCAGCACCTCATCTCTCTGTACACGACATTATACAACAGCACACTCGGTAGGAATGTATATTCCGGCGTTCAGGTTCTGAACGAGGAGGAACTGATTGAGAGGCTGGAGTCTCAGATCATACCGGTCAGCTCGGGGGATCCGATTGCAATAATGAATAAGCAGGACAAGATCCAGCTGTTCCCCCCGACCGGCGCCACCGGTGGTGTATACTACTTCCGCCGCCCGGCCAAGCCAGTATTTGCGTATACGCAGAGCGGGAGGGTCATAACGTATGACAGTGCCAATTCGGTAGATCTCGAGTGGAGGGACATAGATGTGAACAACATCATCAGCATAGCTCTCTCGTACTTCGGTCTCAACATGTCTGCGGCTGACGTTGTTCAGTTCGCTCAGGTTAAAACTCAGGAAGGACAGTGACGACAATATACTCCATATCCGAGCAGATAATGAGGATGCTGAAGGGCAATCCCGTCATCAGCGGTCGCGTCCATATGAACGACGTGAAGAGGCTTGTCGTTCAGGTGGGCAACCAGCTCCTGAAGACCGACCACTTTCAGGCCAACATGCCTGCCGGCGATACGGTGCCGAACAACTGCATGGTGTACAGCTACGACAACGTACCGGTAACCACGTACAAGACCAGCAAGAGCAGGGCAATACTTCCATCCATCCCCATCAGCCTTCCGAGGAACATGGGTGTACTGCATGTGTCAAAGACGGACGACATCGACTGCCCGTTCATACCGATACCCACATCCCTTTACGGCGTCATCAAACCTCAGGCGTTGATCGGCGATCTGTCGGGAAACATAGGGTACGAGGTTGCCGGGAAGGAAATCATATTCACGAAGAACCTGCCAGCACTCAGCATCAACAATGTGTACATCAGGCTGGTCGGCGCTGACCTTGCTGTTCTGAGCGACTACGACGTGTTCCCTCTTTCTGCGGACATGGAGGCTCAGGCGATACAGATGGTGTACAACATGCTCGTTCAGGTTCCGCCTGCCGACCGGGCCGAAACAACTAAGGACTGATGAAAACGTACACTCTTGATAATCTGGTAAGGGAAACGCTCTCGGATCGGGGGTACACGCTCCACTGGTACATCCAGTTCCTGCAGTACGGCGTGACTGGACTGAGGGAGCTGAACTTCGACGTGCTTCAGATGGTCAAGAGCGTAAGGCTACCTGTCAATTCTTACAAGGCAGTAAAACTGCCGTGCGACTTCGTTGATGTGGTTAGGCTTGGGAACGAGGCCGGTCAGTATGTCTACCCATGGTTGCAGAAGGACACCCTCAACCGGCTGAACAAGCTTGACTCGAACGGAAACAAGGTTCCCTATGGAGACATACAGGCACAGAACGGTATACTTCCTAACAACTGGGAAGGTTTTTGGTATACTAACTATATCAATGATAAGGGGGAACATCTTGGAAGAATCTTCAATAATTTCTCGTCTACTCGAGAGTCATTCAAGGTGCTCAGAGAGAGAGATGAGATACAACTAGATGTGAGCATAGTGGGTACCGAGATGGTTCTGGACTACATCAGCGACGGTCTGTCCGTGGATTCGACCAACGCCATCCACCCATATGCCGCAGACACACTGAAGAAGTACATCGTGTTCAACTACAAGAAGAACAGCAGGCAGTACGGACTTCAGGAGAGGCAGCTTGCAGAGGCAGAATACTTTAACGCACTCAGGATACTTAGGGCCCGGATGAACTCCATAGACGCCGAGGATATCACACGTGTAATCCGCAGGTCATATGGTCCAACCATTAAGAACTGATGATCACAAAGAAGCTCTTCACCGGCGGAATAAATCAAGACGACGGGTACATGCTCGTTGCCAAGGAGGAGTACCTCAATGGATTGAACATCCGTTTCACCTCGTCCGAGCATGGCAAGGTGGGAGAGGTTAGCAACATCGAGGGAAACGTAGCCATCACCATAACCCTTCCGTCCGGCGTCAATATCTGCATAGGCGCATATGAGGACACACCGAATCGCAGGCTCTTCTTCTTCAATCAGAATTCGAATAGCAGCCACGGCATTTATTGTTACGATGCGGATGATGGGAATGCCTACACTGTGCTACTATCATCTCAGGTGGTTGGCGGGTTGGGTTTCGGTCCCTTCATCCATAGCGTTGCTATGGTTGGAAATCTATTGTACTTTACTGACGGGCAGAATCCGCAGCGCCGTATCAATGTCGAGGCGGGAATCAAACTGAACCACCCGGCGTACAATACTGCGGTTGCTCCGTATGTGTTGGACACGGTCGAGTCGGGTCAGAACAAGATGCTGTCGTCCGTCATCAGCCTTATCCGGAACCAGCCATGGGCACCGCCGAGCATAGAAAAGATTGCTGATGCCGGATACCCCAACAACTTCATCAAGGAGGAGGCGTTCCAGTTCATGTACAGATTTGTGTACAGGGACAACGAGGTCAGCACGTTCTCTCCACTGTCAGTCACGGCGAACTACAACACATCCACCGACAACACGAATGGCATCAATGCCATACAGGTCACCATACCGACACTGAGTAAAATTACTCAGGACGTTAAGTACGTGGAGGTTGCGGTAAGGTATGTGCTCGGGGGGAATGTGTTCGTCATCAAAACATTCGATAGCGGATTCGACACGCACAACAACGGAGTGACAGCCCTGTCGTTTAAGTTCTACAACGACTCGGTAGGTGTGGCGGTTGACAATGCGACATCCGTAAAGCAGTTCGACTCAATCCCTGTAAGGTCCAAGACATTGGAGGTCGTCAAGAACCGATTGTTCTTGGGCAACAATGTGGACGGATACGATACCCCAACCTCAACATCATTGACACTGTCTTCGGCCGTGGCCGGATCGTCTCAGGTGTCCGGTCAGTGGTACAAGATCATCTACAGGGCGGACGGAGTGACACTCACAAAGTACTACGTCTACCTGTTCGATGTTGCACACCCTGCAGAACCCGGATACTACGAGCCTGCCACGCAGCCGAACCCGAGTGCTTTCCCGACATCTGCTTCGTTCGCTTCTTTGAACCTTGTCGGAGCAAACATAAATGCAATCGCTGCATACCTTGGCATCCAGCCGCAGGACATCTTCCAGCTGTACTATGTCGACGCAGACATAACCATCACCGGCATCACCTCTTCCTCGCTGGCGAACACCCCGATATTCAAGACCGACTCATCATACAGGGCGGGCGTGGTATTCTTTGACGAGGCAGGAAGAAAGTCCGGTGTCGTCACAAACGCGAACGCAGTCAGGGCGATACCGGACAGGGCGTATGATACGGTCTCGTTTGTCCGGGAGATAAACTGGTCTCTCGACAACCTGCAGTTCTCGGAGATTCCAACATGGGCTACCCACTATGCTGTTGTCAGGACCAAGTGCTTGAGGACATCGTTCTTCCAGCAGTTGCGTTCTCCGACCAAGCTCAAGTACATATCGAAGAACGCAGAGACGGGTGAGTATGATCCCCCGAGCGACACGCATACTCCCGGCGCGTTCGGTGTCGCCATAGACATCAGCGGCCTGTTCAGTGTGGGTCTCGGATATCAGTATCAGGAGGGCGACTTGGTCAAGCTCTACGTCTCCGGTGTGGTTGCACCATACACATTGGCGGTAAAGGATCAGACCGGGAGTTATGTCATCGCAGACCTTATTAACCTCGACAGCACTTCCAAGGACATCTTGTTCGAAATCTACACGCCCTATGTAAGGTCTGACGTAGAGCCTTACTTCGAGGTGGGTCAGGTCTACAAGATAAACAACCCCGGACTGAACACCAGACGCTACAGCGTGGTGACCGGCTCGTTCCGTGGCGACACATACCTTCTGTCCAGAGGCGCATACCTGACAGAGGTGATGAGTCCCAATGACAAGCTGTGGAAGAACTGGAACACCGACATCGGTCGTGTGTCATCGGTCGTCAGGGCAGGTCAGGAAAGTCTGCCGACAGGTGTTTCGTACTCGAATCAGATCATTCAGGGCACGGAGATAAACGGCCTAAGCACATTCGACGCTCTCGACACGAACAATCTCCCGATAGAGATGAAGCAGATACAGAGGCTCATCCTGTCCACAAAGGTCAACGCAGAGGGCAATGTCCTGTTGGCGATAGGAGAGCAGGAGACTGCGAGTGTGTACATTGGGGAGGCCCAGATACTCGACAGCTCGGGGGAGGCGTTCCTTGCCACCACGACAGGCATCATAGGAACCATCAACATACTGAGGGGAAGTTACGGAACAATCAATCCCGAATCCGTCTTCAAGTGGAAGGGTGAGGTGATGTTCTTTGACGCCAACGCAGGATCTTGGGTGAGGTACAACGTGAACGGCCTGTTCCCCTACTCGTCCTACAAGATGACCAAGTACTTCAAGAAGTGCGGTCAGGACATAATGAAGTACCTGCAGAACCCTTCAGAGTACAACCTCGCCAATCCAAACCTGCCCATCCGGGTGCTCGGGGGTGCGGATCCGTTCCATGAGGAGTACCTGTCCTCGATGCCGAGGATGTATCTCGAGCCGAAGAACTTGGTCCTCGAGGACATGCCGCTTAGTTCTTGGAATTATCCGTTTACCACGGCGGCAGCTGCCATGTCGGTCACACCGTCAAGCACCCCGTTCACCTATCAGCAGGGTTCGGGTCCGTCCACCAGCCAGCAGTTCACTTTTAGTGGTACCAATCTGAGCATCAACGGTACCGTGACCATCACGGCTCCAAGCGCCTTCGAGGTATCGAAGGACAACATCACTTTCGGGAATTCCATAACGTTCACATACTTGAATACCTCCGCTACCGGAAACTTCCGTGTCAGGATGAAGGCAGGTATACTTGCAGGATCCGTGGCTGCGGCAAACGTGACCGTTGTCGGTGGCGGGGCTTCGGCAAACCTGTCCGTTTCGGGTACGGTGTCCGTATCCGTAACCCCTTCAATAACCCCATCGAGACTTTCCATCGGCGGATTCTCGTACACCGAGGGGTCCGGGCCGAGTGCGCCGGCCGAGTTGTTTACAATCTCCGTATCGTCCCTATCGCCGTCTTCGGGTAACATCACCATTATCCCTCCGACCGATTACGAGATATCAACAGTTGGGCCCGGTCCCGGCGGATTCACCACATCGAGCGCCGTCATCGCGTATACCGGAGGAAATACACTGGCAAGCAATCAGGTATGGGTCAGGCTTAGGGCGGGTAAACCGGAGGGCAACTACAGCCTGCAGGAGATATCCATTTCCGGAGGCGGCGCGTCTGCGACTGTCACGGTCAGCGGCCAAGTGCTGCCGGTCGGGGGTACGCCTACCATATACTGGTACCCGGGCAGCGGATACGGACTCAGCGTTTCAGAGTCGTGCTCTATGGCTACCGGGTTCCCAATAACCCTGTACTCGTACAACGACCCACTGACCTTCGGCCCGGCGTCTATCGTTTTCATAAATCGAACCACGTCTCCTACAAGGCTACTGGGCTACACCCACATCTTTATGAACGGGCGGAACTGGGACATCAACCCGGCAGACGGGTCGGTTATCGGTGAGTCCGCAGATCAATGCTGATGCCATTCTACACTACCATATCGCTCCCGAATATCAGGCCAGACGGCCTGTACAAGATTACCGCCCCTGCCGGAGTAAAGGTCTACTACAGTGGGAAACTCGTGTTTGGGACCGGAGCCATAGGGTACTTCGTGGCGAACGACACCACTGATGCGGTTATAGAGACCGGCCAAATTGTTACTGTTTCACAGGACATAACCCTGACCGAGTTCACCAGATCCTACTACGATGCGTATGACGGTTCGGGGGGTACTTGGTCGTTTCAGAGGAACATTGACAGGTGGACGAGCAGGTACAGTTACAGGCCGGAGTGGATGAGCATGGTCGGGGGTAGGCTGGTCACGTTCAAGAACGGCAAGCCCTACATTCACATCGCACCCACGGAGTACGTGTACTACACGGCGATTTCCAACAGCCCGGCCAACTCATTCTATGGTCAGACGACCGACGACTCGGTGCTGGCATTTGTCCACAACGAGGCATCGGCACAGACGAATGTCTATACCGGGTTGGCGATGAACAACTCGGGGGTATATTGCGGCGTCCACATCCGAACCGAGCCGAACCACCCCCAGTCCTCTTCACTCGTCCACAACACCTACGATCCCTACGAGGACTTCCCGCAGAACCGAGACGGCGACTTCCGCCTCCGGGAGGACATGGTCTACGCGTCCATCAAGAGGGACAGGCTGAGTCCGAACGCGACCGGCACGGCCAACGAGAAGGAGGTCAAGGGTGATCCCATGCGCGGGAACTACTCCCTGTTCCAATTCACATGGAGCCAACTGGCTGCGATGATAAGGGTCCTGAGAACGGTGGACATTGGGTTCATAGCAAGCCGTGGTCACAAAACAATTCAGTAACTTTGAAGCAGTCAATCCATACGGCATTTGAAGGTGACGATGAGATTGTAAAGCTCTATGACCCGACGGTTGAGGTGAGGTTTATTGACGAGGTGGTGGAGGATATCTACCGAAAGCTCGTTGAGTACGAGCTCCTGTACCAGTTCAAGTTCGTTGAGCTGCCGGATGGATACTTCTGCTACATGCCGGGGACTCTGGTGAGCTTCGGACTGAACAGGAAGAGCAGGACCCCCGAACGGCTGGCCGAGTTCTGGGATGCGATAGTGGCCGAGCTCGGGGGAACATTTGAGTGCATGCTTTGGTCGAAGAACAGGAGGGGTATAGGATGGCTCAAGAAGATGGGCATGCGGGTTGAAAAGGAAGTAGAATACGAAGGAAACAAAATAACAGTACTATGCCACTAGGTGGATTGGTTTTGGCAGGGATAGGGGCGGCTACCGGTATCGTCAAAGGCATATCGGACATCAGTCGCTCCAAGAAGATAAAGCCCGCCGAGTACAAGCCGTTTGAGATTTCCCAAGGCGCCCGCAGGATGCAGGGTCTGGCTCAGGCCCAGCTCAACGCCCGGGTACCGGGAGCAGCTGCCCAGCAGCGCGGTCTTCTGGCCTCTCAGGCCGGTGCCATGGCCGGCACACAGAGGGCCGCTCAGAGCTCGTCTCAGGCCCTTGCGGCGGCTGCAGGTCTTCAGGCGGGAACTAACCAAGCCATGGCAGAGCAGGCCATGCAGGAGCAGCAGATGTACCAGCAGAGGCTGGCCACACTGTTCGGAGCCGAGCAGAACCTGCAGCAGCAGGAGGGCATGAAGTGGGAGCTGGACGAAACCAAGAGGCTGCAGGATGTGCAGATGAAGGAGGCCATGGCTAACGCCGGCTGGCAAAGCATAATCGGTGGGGTTCAGAATGCTGCAACCTCAATGATCGCCGGTTCTGAGTTTCTGCCCGGCAGGGGGGCGCCATCTGCGGACATAGTGGACATCCCTAGATTAACTCAGGGCATGGCTACATCCCAAGCATCTTCCTTGTTTCCGCAGAGAATGTCTCCCCAGTCCGCCTATAGCATGGGAACCATGGCGCAACTTCCTTCCGCCCTCAGGCCGCAAGCCCCGGGAAGGTCGTTTGGTGTTGGCCTATCCAGTCTGCCCGGTATTCTTCAGGCCACCCGTCGACCAGACGTAAACACACTACTCAGAAGATAACATGCCGGTACCCATTCAATACAGTGACGCTCCCGCACAGGCCCTGCTTAGTCTTAGGCAGATGCAAAGCAGGCAGGATCTCCTCATGCAGAGGGCGGAGATTGCCGACCAGAAGGCGGCGTCGGCCATACCGTATGACTTTGCTAGGCAGATCAGGAATCTGGATCGGGTGGTAGCTGACGGACTTGGCCGGCAGTACGTAAACGATCTGACCATGGCGGTCGGACCGGGAAGGGTTGGGTTGGCGGATGCCAAAAGAATTGCCGCCGAATACCTTAATGACCTCAACGTAAAGTCGAACTCGATAAAGAACTTCCGTGATCATGGGATGGAATACATCAACAAGATGGCGCCAAACCTCGGAATAGAAAAGGGTAGGGCTTCTCAGATACTGTCCGGATACATTGCGACAAATGCTATGGACCCGGAAAAATTGTCCGATCCCATCGCGTTCATAAACGATGCCATAAAAAAAGATCCCGGGGTAATAGTTGACAATAAGCTCGGAGTTAACAGGTTCCTTCAGATCATGAAGGAGGCGCCAAGGTACACTTCCGCAGGAAGCTCTAGCATGAATCCAACCGGCCTTGAAAAGAAAGCTTCTGACTGGAGGTCTACCATGCCATGGATATACGACTTCGAAACGGTTGTCGATAAAAAGACTGGCGTTAAATCTGAAAAGCCTGTCCTTAAAAAGGATGCCGACGGACTTGTCCGTGCAGATGTTTTTGAGTACATTTACAACAACAAGAGGTCTGATCTTGACTTTGTCATGAAGACGTGGATCGACGCTGGGGCGATGAATGAAATAATGCTGAACAATTTTGGCAAAGATCCTTCGGACAAGTCGTACATAGACCCTAACAATGAGATGGCGGTCGACCTATACCGAAGGAAATACCTGACTGATCAGATTGATCTTGTGAAGGTCGGATCGTTTGATCTTGGCGTAACGCAGCAGAAGGCCAAGCCAGCACAGCCTAGGGCTGCTGCAAAAACAACAACCAAAAAGAAATCAACAACCAGAACATTTATGGGGATTGATCCTGCTACAGGCTTACCGATCTTCAAGTAAACAATACAAAATGCCGGTATCCATTCTTGACCAGTCCAGAATGAAACAGCTTGATTCCAACATCAGGCTTATGCTTAAAGAAGGGGCGACAGAGCAGGATGTGATGAAGTATTCTGCAGAGTTTGTCAAGTTGTTTGGTAAAAAAAAAGATGGTGGAGTAGCCGCTCCGCTTCCTTTGCCATCTCAGTCACCGCAGGAAAAAGCAAGAAGGCACCAGCAGATCAAGGGCATGGACTACAATCAGATAGTCCAGCAGTACGACTCCGCCGCACAAGACGCTCTGACGCTTAAAACAAAGAGCGGCCTTCCAGATTTTGTCGGTCAGTACGAAAAGATGGCTAAGATCGACCAGTCCCGGGAGGGGAAGGTTGCAAGTATAGCCAAGAAGTACAGTGGAACCGGAGTAATATCAAAGGGCGACCTGAAGTATGTGGCTGATGCTGCACCCATAGTGGCCAAGCAGATCATGGCCCCCCCGGACGCAAAGACGATTGATCCGAAGACGCCGATAAATGAGGTCGAGATAGACCAGTTCCTTGTGAACAACAAGGAGAACAGTCTATTACAAACGGCGAAATCACACAGGGAAAACTTCGGCAAGGCCCTTGATTTGGCCGAGTCATTTATCCCGGATCTCAACCGGGATATGCTGCGCGATGACTCTTACGCACAGTCTGTTGCAGACAATCTCAGGAAAATAAAGAAGCAGTCATCTGACGATCTTGAAAAAAAATATCCGATAAAGTACAGGGGTACTTCCGCTATGGCGGAGATCGGTGGATTTGAGCTTGAGCCATACAGGGAGAACGAAGATCAGTACAAGGTAGAACTGGCAGAACTAAAGGCCAAACACGATCGGATAGAAAAGGCGATCGTAGGTGTCTCTGCCGCCGCTGCATCTCTGGATGCTAAGCTACCGGGAATAGATCCGAAGGACGTTGGACTGAAGTACATGAAGTACGCCAACCCTGATCTGTATAAGATGAGGAGCAAGGCCAACCTTCAGACTGCGGTTGACAGCGACCTCATGCAGGTGGGGGTGAACATCAAGTACGCCAACGCAGGCGACATCAATCAGCTGGCGAACATCAGAGAGGAGGAGAACGTCATAACCGACAGGTCACCGGACAAGGCGGTAGCGGAAACCTACAGAAGACTCGGCGCAGAGATATACAAGAGCGGAGAGATATCTACAAGCAACTGGCTGCTAAACAGAAACCCCACCGACGAAGAGTTGGACAAGGCATCCCAACAGTTGCCGGACTACTACAGGTCTGTGTACGAGAAACACATCAAGGGCAAGAGAGGGTTTCTATCTCAGATCCCTCAGACCGGAGCAATTAATCAGTTGTACAGGCAGTTCGAGACCACGAACTTTCAGACGGTAAACTACCTGAACCGGCTCGGGGGTCAGATGTCAGAGTCGGACATAGCCAAGAACACCCTAGACCGTCCGTTCCAGACAAGATACGAAGGTGTCGGAGCCAACCCTGCAGATGTCAACAGACTGAAGGAGCTTAACGCAAAAAAGGATCTGACTGTAGATGAGCTGAACGAAAAGGCAGACCTTGAGACTTTCACCAATGTCAGATCAACGCCTAGCGAAATAATAGACGGAAGTTTCGGACTGGCCGGTCAGGTTCTGTATCAGGCTTTGATGACAAGGGGCATTGGCGGCGGTCTGTTCCAAGGTGCTAGATCGCTTGGTATCGCATCCATGCCCACTAAGGCGGCTGCCGCCACTGGACTTGGCGGTGCTGCAGAGTCAATAGCTTCCACTGCCGTATCCGGCGGATTGACCATGGCAGACATGTACAACGTGGCCGGTGCCGCTGTTGCTTTTGCAAGCAGCTACGATGCTGCCGACATGGACGCTTTGTCTCTGTTCCCCGACGATCCCGCTAAGAGAAAGATCTTTGCAACCACCGTAGGCTCGCTGAACGCTCTTACGGAAAGGATATTCAAAGATGAAAAAGTATTCGACGCATTCAAGCGTCAGGTTGCCCCAAACGTTGTCAGGCTTGTTGAGGACATAAGCGCAAACAAACTGTCTCAGCAGCTGGTGTCTTCCAAGGTCAAGGACATAGTAAAGGCAGGGTTCGAGTTTGTCAAGCTTACCGGAATAGAGAATCTCAAGGAGACGACCGAAGAGGTAGCTACGAGCGTAGGTACCAGCACCGCAAAGTTGCTGTTGGCTCCTGCCAAGTTCGAGATGTCAGAGGCCGTCAAGGACGCTGTCGATACTGCCGCCATGATGTTCTCTGACGGATGGCTGGTGGCTGCATTTGCCGGAGCCGGAAGGTACAGGGCAAACAATGTTGGTATACCAGCCCTCTCACAGCTCGGCGTTACCAAGGGAATGACCGAGTCGGTCAAGTCTCTGATCAACGCTCAGGTTCTTGCCGGCAACATGACCACTCAGGAGGCCGTAGAAAAGATGCGTGTGGTTGACGTGGTGTCACAGACGAACGCTGTCGACATGGATTATATCATGCGCGATACCGGCATCCGGGGAAGGGCTGCACAGAAGTACAGCATCGCACTGGCGAACGAGAAGCTGTTGATGCAGCAGATGAACACAACCCAAGACGCGGCACTGAAGTCTCAGCTGCAGTCTAGGATCAAGGAAAGCGAGAACCTCCGAAAGCAGATACTGAACAGGGAGGTATTCATAGACAGTAACTACAGGGCGTTAACACCTGAGCAAGCAACTCGGGAGAAAAAACAAATGGAAGATGCCATTAAAGAAAACATCAGGCAGCAGCAAGAAGGCGGTGCAGGAGGCGGTGTCGTACAACCTGAGCGAGCTCAAGAAGGACAACCAGAAGTCGGGCAAGGAGAGGGGGGCGTCGGGCAAACCCCGGTCGCGCAAGCAGATGCTGGCGATCGCACTGTCAGCCGCGAGGGGAGAGTGAGGGAGGTCCGGCGCCAGATAGCCAACCTGTCCGATCAGAGACTTGCAGACATTGAGGCTGTCAATCAGGAGGACATACCGGAAGACCAGAAGCAGCAGCGCATAGCTGATATTGAGCGAGAGTATTCCGGCAAGGTTGATCCGCTTAGGGCCGAGATCGGGGAATCACAGGCGGAAGCCCAGCAGTTCGGGAGTGACATAGACCGTACGCTTGAGCAGACGATACCGCTGGTGTCTCAGTCGCTTGCGTCTACGGCCATTGAGTATCAGGTTGTGGAGGATGACGCGGAGATGACTCGTCTTGTCGGAAAGCCTGCAGAAGGTGCATTCGTGTCTCACCTCGGCAAGGTATACATAAACAAAGCAAGGCTGAAGACCGCGATAGACGCCAAGATTGTTGTGTGGCACGAGGCTGCCCACCCTGTTATGAACATACTTATGAACACGAATCGCCCTCTGTATGATAGGGTAATTCGCGGGATGCAGGAAGCTGCAAAGAAAAATGTTCAGATCAACAGGGCTGTTCTTTGGGCCAAAGCAGGATACGAGGGCAAGAGCGAACAGGAGCAGTTTGGTGAGGCGATGGTTGAGACCGTTGCAAGGATTGGCGCCGGGATGATCGACCCATCTACACTAGACACTGGATTCAGGCAGACAATCATAGACTTCGTAAACAAGATTGCGGCCATCTTGGGCATTAAGCCCATCCTGAAAAACACGGACCTTGCCGAATTCAAGAGGGTGGCATCCGATGTGGCAGACGCACTGAAAACGGGAAGGGACATATCTGAGATTGTTGGGGCGGAGAATGTGATGGAGTTTTCAAATGTCGCATACAATTCTGCGGCCAACTCACCCAATCCAGATGGATCGGTTGACTTTGATACAGCTGTACAATTAAAGGTCGGAGAGGGAGCTTCTTCTCCATCTGATGGTGGATGGTTGACTAGGGATAAAATGGTCAGCCCGGAAGAAATATCTAAGTATAGCATATCAAGAATTGTATTCTACGACAACACAAAGGTTGGTGGCATACAACTTAAAAACAGGCTTCGCCCAAACTTGGTGTCTAGCGCAAAAGGAATGGGAGGGTTTGGTTATTCATATCAGGAGGAGGCTATCAATACCAAGTCTCTTCTTGCCTTTACAAATGTCGCAAGTGCAATACAGCTTGTTAATCGCGCTAGGCTTTACCCAGATTCTGCAATGGGAGTTGCTATGCAAAATCCTCTTACTGCACATTTGGGAAACATAACTACAAGAGATATACTCTGGGGCCCTTCCGGTCAGTTCCAAATATCAGTCAGGAACAGTAAGGATATTAAGAGGGTTGTAAGTATATTTTCAGATACGCTTGATGCTCTAAGATCGTCCATAACGAACAGCTCTGACATATCCGCAATCGACAGGGCTAAGGAAAAAATGAAGCCCGTTCGGACTATTCAAGACCTGTATAAAAATGTAATATCAGGTATGTCTTTTGGGATAAGGAATCAGATACATAGCCTTATGCTTCAGGACAAGCCAACAAAAATAACAAAGTCAACTAGAGAATCGCACGTATTCCTACATTACGATCTTGGGATACCAACCCTGTCTGAAATTTCTGATGCAATATCTGAGGACTATTTTAAGAATGCCGAAACTGGAGACATAATAAAGTACGTTAAACCCTTTACAGACAAGATCATATACACATCTTCTAGGGAAATTTTTGATCAGTACAAGGGCAAGGAGCTTGGTGATGGGTATGTCATGGAGTTTATTGATGGGATGCCAAGCCATGAATCGTATCCTATTATTGTCAAGGGGGAAAATATTGGGGTAGGCGAAAAGTATTTTGGAGCCAATGATGTATTTGATTCAGTAAGAGAGAAGGGTGTATCAAAAAAACAGTCTTTCTATCCGGTTGGAAGGATGAAAGCTGAAGCTCCCGCCGGGCAAATACCTTCCGGTGCCAAGACATATGGTGAGCCAGTTGGTGTCCAGATGTCCGTCGGCAACCGCCAGCTCATCATTGACCAAGCCAAGGCAGATGGAACCTACCTCAAAGCCCCCAACGGACAGCAGACAAATCTGACTGAGGATCAGTGGGTAACCGTGCGAACGCCCGAGTTCAAGAACTGGTTCGGCGACTGGGAGAATGATCCGGCCAATGCGAGTAAGGTGGTGGATGAGAATGGAGAGCCGATGGTGGTTTATCATGGTTCTAGTAATAGTTTCGACACGTTTATGTCTTCAAAGGCAGAGGGTTGGGGAGAGGGAATATACTTTGCAAGCAATGTAGAAGACACTAAAGAGTTTGGTGAGAAGATGTATGAGGTTTTTCTAAACATAAAAAAACCTATTACAGATAGCAACATATCTAGTATATCTGAAGATGTTGAAAAGACCAAAGCATGGGAGATTGAAAGCAAAAATAGAGGTAGTTGGGATAGCGATAATAATATTTCTTATTTGGATTACCGAACTGAAGAAGAGGAAAATATAGACTTGGTAAATAAGGCTTGGAGAGAACTTGGATATGACGGGATAATGTTCGAAGGAAGCAATAACATTTCCGGATTTGAAATAGTCGCATTCAACCCCACCCAAATCAAATCCGCCACAGAAAACATCGGCGCATTTTCCACCACAGATCCTAGGATACAGATGTCAGTCGGCGGGCGCAATCTTGTTGGCCAGATAAACTGGGAGAAGTCCCCGGAAGGGAAGGGCGACCCGTCTATATCTGCAAGGTCACCCATAGTGACAAAGGCAGCACAAGACCTGTCGACCGGCAAGATAACCAACGATGAGTATCGTGCAACGGTATCCGCTAACAGCCCAATTACACCCATCACAAGATTCTTTGAGCCTGCAACGGAGGATGAAGTGAGCAGGGCGCTCGATAAGAATCAAGCACTCAAGGCAAACAGTCCCATAGATGACGGCACGATGGTAGGCTTGAGGTTGGACATACCGGCGTACAAGAACAACAACACTTGGGTTGTGTCCGTACATGAGGGTGACACCAAAGCTGGAAAGTCCATATCATACAGGAACGTGGCAAGGATAACGGATGTCAGGTTCGGTGTAGAACCGAAGGCTTCACTTGCCATTGCAGCAGGAACAGCGAAGGCTCCAATCAATAGGATATACGGCAAATGGAAGAACATCCCCGGTGCCAGCATGACTGAACAGGCTGAGAATGCCAAGAAGATAGTTCAGGATATCGTGGATGATCCTGCATACGTTCAGGTCGGTATGAACCCGTTCCGACATTCCTACTTCTACGACAGGAACACCGACATGGGAAGACCGATAGTGTCGGCTGAAGAGGTGATTCAGGTCGGGGGATTGGTGTATGCGAAGAACCCTGTATACGGGAAATGGACAGACCAAGCCTACTCCGTCAAGGGATTGTTCGATGCGGCAGGAGCGCGGGTTCAGTTCTCTGCTGGGAACAGAGGCTTGGTTGTTCGGTCATTGTCAAGGGTGGATCCCGTGAAGAAACAGGAGCTCAAAAAAATGTCCGAGCCTTCTGCCGTTACAGCTGGTGATGGTTGGATGTTCTTTAGGATGCCGGATGGAACCTACCAAGATGCGATGGGGGATAGTTATGATTCGTGGGAAGATTTGAAGAAGGTTGGAGAAGACAATGGTCTTGAACTTAGGCTGTCGACACCTGAAGAAATAATCAAAAAGAGAAACCAAGACAAGTATGAGGATGGTAATGGTTTAGAGGAGAGTGAGAATGAAATCTTTCAGAAGGAATTCAACAGTAAGATGGAGGTTTGGAACTTCTTCAATGACGAAGGTCTGAACCGACTCGGGTATGACAGCCCGATGGAGATGCCTGAGGTGGACAGGCAGATACTTGCGGCACTGGTAAGGAAAGGAGTTGAGGATTTTGAGCGACAAGAACTTTCAACCTTGGCGGATGCATATGAACTGATAGGAAATTCGGTTGATGAGTCAATCGCCGATGCTTATCTAAAGGCCAAGGCTGACGGTTCTAACCCAGAGTTTGTCAGTCAAGTGGAGTCAGCAATCGGGGGAACCCAAGCATCAGTCGGAAACAGAAACCTTGACAGAATCATATCCGATTCCAAGGCTGCCGGCACATACATGAAGGCCCCCAACGGCAAGCCCACCAACCTAACAGAATCACAGTGGGCAACTGTCCGCACTTCCGAATTCAAGAATTGGTTCGGTGACTGGGAGGCCGACCCGATGAATGCAAGTAAAATAGTTGATGAGAACGGAGAGCCCATGGTGGTGTACCATGGAACCGATGAAACGATAGACGCATTTGATACAAAAAAACAAAAGGATCGTAGGTGGGGTAGGGGTTTCTATTTTACCACAAGTCAAGATGAGGCATCAACCTATGGAAGAAATGTGATTCCGGTTTTCTTGAAGGCTGAATCCATGTCTGACATGACTGTTGGCGGGCCTCAAGGCAGACGAATAGGAGATGGCGATACATGGGCCATGAAAGGTAGGATAAGCCGTGATGCGGGGATAGTTTATATGGTCAAATCCCCCACACAAATCAAGTCCGCCACAGAAAACGTCGGTGCCTTCTCAACTACCGACCCTAGGATACAGATGTCAGTCTCTCAGGAGAAGTCCAGAGTCACCGACTACGTGAAGGGGCAGAAGCAGAAGGGGATGACCCAAGAGGAGATCGAGAAGGATCTCATGGACAGGCTTGGCATGGAGCCGATCGCTGCCAGACTGTTTGCCACAGACCCGGACGTGTGGGGCGGATCGATAACCAACGAGAGCTTCATGGGTGGCTCCGGTTCCCGGTTTTCGCCTAGAAACATACCGGTGGCTCCGGTTCCCGGCGCAAAGAGGAAGATGCTGAAGGACATAGTGTTCGATCTGTCCAAGGGCCTGAATCAGAAGATTTCCTACGGAAAATCAAAGAGGGCCCTCGGATCATACAACCCGTCACTGAAGCTAGTAAGGATAAGTTTCAACAACGACCTGCCTACCACGGCGCACGAGATAGGTCACTCAATAGACGACGAGTTCTCCGTGATGGCCGAAATAGAGGCCGATCAGGCTGCGGTTGCCGAGCTGAACCAGTTCGCTGTGTTTGGCAGCAAGCCTCCGGCTAACCACCCTGATCCTGCGGCCTACATAAGGGGGGAGGGCTTTGCTGAGTTTATGAGGGCGTACTTGGTGAACCCAGACGCAACGGTTGTTGCCGCTCCGAACATTGCTAGGATATTCAACCAAGTCGTTCCGGACGCCACAAGGGAAAATCTGAAGGCATTTTCTGACGACATAAGGGGCTGGGCCGGCATGTCTGGAATTGACAGGATTATGTCCAACGTGCAGATGGATCCGGAGAAATTGCCGGGCACACTGGCACAGATGTTCAAGAAGAAGAAGTCCGGAAACTTCTCAATCAGCTACTGGGACAGGCTGGGCACGGCGTTCTTGGATGAGTTCTACATATTCGACAACGCCATCAAGCACTTGATGGGCATACGTGGGATGGACACCATCGTCCCAAAGAACGATCCCGAGATACTCCTTAGGCTGCTCGGCGGATTCGATGCCAAGTTCGGAGACATGATGGAGAACGGTCTCATCGACAGCACCTTCGAGAGGGTACTGGACAGTGGCAATGTGATGAACGTGTCTTGGCTGTTGGATCCGATTGCAGACTACAATTCCAATGGGAGGGTGGTTGCCATGGACGGAGAGGTGCTGAAGGATAGGATGAACGCCATGGTTGCCTTGATGGTGGCAGAGAGGACTGTCGAGCTTGGTTTCAGATTCAAAAGGGCCGACATACTTAGCGGTATCGGAGGTGGGATCTTTACTGACTTCGAGACTGCCGAGGAGGCGATCAATCAGATTCGGTTAAGGGCAGACTACGACAAGCTTGTTGAGGCTGTCAGGAGGTACAGGGAGATGTCTGACGCCGTGCTCCGTTACATGGTCGACAAGGGCAGGCTGGCCTACGATGAGTACGACGCCGATGGCAATCTGATCGGGGGGTACCTGTTCATCAAGCAGAACAACCTGCACTATGTGGCCATGAACCGCATACAGGAGACTGAGCCGGGTCAGATCATAGAGTCGAAGTTCGGATCGCCTAAGAACCTTGGATCAAAGGATGAGGTTCTGATGGCCATACAGGGGTCTACCAAGACCATACAGAATCCGTATGTGTCTATGTTCGACAACGTGTACAGGGGTTACAGGGAGGCCGACAGGAATGAGGTTCTTTTGAACTTCAGGAACTTGCTTGTCGACCCTAGGATGATGGGTCAGGGTCAGCCCAACAGAATGTCAGACATAGGATACCTTGTGTCCGGTCCGGGTAAAGACGTGGTTACCGTGTTTGTCAATGGCAAGCCGGAGTATTGGAAGTTCCATACAGACGTGGCTAATGCCATCAAGGGGATAGGCGAGGCATCGTACAACTTGCCTCCGCTTCTTACTGCACTTCCCCGGATGCTTCGGTGGACGGTTACCAACTTCCCTGTGTTCGCCATGAGGAACATAGTGAGGGACACGCAGCACAGGATAATCATATCCAACGAGGGTAACCTATTTGATCAGGTCAGGGCACTGGTCTACAGCAAGGATGAACACGACAAGGCTGCCAGATCGGGGGCCCTTAACTCAGGCATGTACTTCAAGAGCAAGGAGATGTACTACTCCCTTCTCAAGGATGCAGAGCAGAAGATAAGCAAAGCCGGAACGATAGTCACCACGAAGGAGTACCTGCCAAAGATTTGGACGAAGTACCAAAACTTCCTGTACAGGAGTGAGAACGCCAACAGGATAGCCGAGTACAAGAACGCATACGACAAGGCGATCAAGGAAGGGATGGACCCGGTAAGTGCTACGGTTCTTGCCTCTTCAAAGGCTAGGAGTCTGATAGACTTTGCCGTGGCAGGAAGGCACATGAAGTGGATCAACCAGCTTGTTCCGTTCTCAAACGCAGCGGTGCAGGGTCTGAGGTCTGCGTACAAAAGGGTGACAGAATCGCCGGGATCGTTCGTGGCTAGGACCGCACTGTTTACCGTACTTCCTCAGGTCGCTCTGTGGTATCTGAACCACTCTGACGAGGATGACGAGAAAGAATACGAGGATCTTCTGGACTACCAGAGGGACATGTTCTACAACTTCAAGGTTGGAGATGTTTGGATGTCCATACCAAAGCCGTTCGAACTAGGTGTGATAGCCGCCTCCATAGACAGGGCACTCAGCTACGTGAACGGGAGAGAGAAGGCATTCGATGGGTTCGGGGGTACGATAGCCAAGAGCATGTTCATGTTCGAGGAGTCAGACCTTGCCGGTCCGTACCAGAAGATCATCGAGGTTCAGGCGAACTACGACTTCTTCCGGGAGAAGAACATCATATCTCCGTACGAATACCAGCTCGACATCGAGGAGAGAAAGGGAACAACTACGGCGTCCAACTTGGGAAAGTTCATATCCGGCGCTGTGTCTGTATTCAAAGAGACCGACCCTAGGATGGTTGACTTCTTTATCAAGGGTCAGTTTTCTTACTTCGGAAACTTGGCGATCAAGGCTTCCAACTTGGGAGAGATAGACGCAAGGACAAAGTTCGGTCTGAACGATACCGGTTTTGCCAAGGAGTTCTCGGCCTACAGTTCCAAGTCACTGCAGGATCTGTTCAAGTTTGCCAAGGGCAAGGGAGTAGCAAACTCCAAGCCGTTCAAGACATTCAACGACAAGGTGGAGTTCTACTTCACCATCGAGGACAAGGCAGAACGTGCCCGCTACGGAAGGGATCTGATCGACGAGGCGCCCCGGGTCAAGCAGGAACTGGAGCAATACATCAAGGACAAGAAAGACAAGGAAGCCAAGGAGGCTGCACTTGGCCTTGACGAGCCGGCCATACTGGAGTTCAGGAAGTTCGCAAAGGACAACAAGCTCACCGGGACAAAGATCTACAAGTCGTTCAACGCAGAGGTCGACAAGGCAATGGATATCACAGACCCGATGGCGCTGGAGCAGTCCAAGAGAGAACTGGTGGATCTGTCTAAGTCTCTGACTGAGAGTCTGAAGCAGTGGATGCAGGAGAACAGGTAATCACATCGCATTGATGAACTCCTCCAGCCTGCGCTTCTGATCGTCGTTCATCGCTTGCAGGTATCGTACACTGCGTATGCGGCGCAGAGAAGTATGCAAACCGATATTCCGAACATGGTGTTGGCTCCTTCCTGCGGTCCGACCTTGACATAGACGATCATGGCAGCCCCGAACGCGAGGAACAGGATGAAGGTGGCCAGCACCGCCACGAGGATTGATTGTTTCACTTGAGTAGTTTTATGCATTCACGGATGCAGGCAAGCTGTGCCTGTGTTTCTGATTTGTAGACCTTGTTTAGATCGTACACGTATGATCCTTCGGATCCCTTCCCTTTGTAGATGTTGATCACCCACTGGCCTACCCTAGGCTCTCCGTGCGGGGTAAACCTAGGTTGGACCCAGCAGTACAATCCTTTCTTCCTGAGGAATGTAAGGGCCTGCTGATAGGTTGGCTGGTTATAGCCATGCTCCCCATCGATACAGTCCCCCCTGAACCCAGCGTCCCACAGTTTCTTGGTCTCATTTACCGGGACCAGTGTCTTCTCGATGTCCATCTTGTATCTGTTTGATTGTTGATTCGATCTGCATCTTGATCCAAAGATACTCCGGAGGAGTCCTGTCGTTCAGCTCCCGGAGTTTATCTATGGCGATCTTCTTGCCGTCTGATACACCATTCGAATATGATGCATCAATTAGCTCTTCCGGTATCATGCCACTACGATTATCGTGAGTATCACAATCAGCAGGTCGGTCACCATGCTGTTGATGAACCCGGTCTGCTGTTTGTTTTCCATCGCCCAGTTGGCGTACTCTTCGATGAAGAAGATGTTGACAAGTGGGATGTGCCAGTACCATTTCATGGGTGTAAAGTTATGAGGTTATGAATCAAGACAAACAGTGTGGAAAACTATAGTATCGACTCTAGGATCGATATTCTGACTTTATCGACTAGATCATCGATATTGCCCTTATTCGATATGCATATGTCGTGCTCGTAGGTATCGAGCGCGGTCTCCGATATGTGAGAGCTGGTCATGCCGTGTCGGAATACCCGGACCATGGTGCCGCCCCTCTTCTTGATGGCGTTGAATTCGTTGGGGAAGCGGACGTCGGTGATGATCCAGTTCGGGGGCGTACGCTTGGAGTCATACCCTGCCATGGTCGCGTTCACCCATGTGTCTTCATGCAGGCCGGTACGTATGGCGTCAGTACCCAGCTTCTGAAGGAACTCCCGAACTGTCATCCTTCGCATGACCGGGTCGTTGTTGTAGAACGGCTCCACATCATGGCCGCCGCTTGTCGGCCTCTTGTCCCACACGTTCCACTCATCAGGGAGTTCGGATAGCTTGTAGCCCCTGTCCTCAAAGTTGTGTCTGGGAACACCGAGGATGATGGCCGCCACCTCCTTCAGCTTGTCTGCGAACTTCACCACCTCCCACCTCGGGTCGTGGTCTCTGATGATGTTGGCGATCGTGTCCTTACCGGATCCGATGTATCCCGAGATTCCTATGATCATAAAAGTGTGCCCGCAACTCTCAGCGGCGGGCCTGCTGCTAGTCATCCGAACTAATCATATTCCACAATACCCTGCATCACAACTCGTAAAGTCGGAGTCAAACAAGGTGTGCTGAGATAGCATTCTTTTAATTCTCTCATACTTTATCACCTGACCATCGACGCTTTTCCAGTATCCACTTTTGCCCCCCTCTCGCTTCTCGAACCATTCCATCTTTTCCGGATGTTCTTGGTACATGAACCTAAGAAAGGCTGGGTTTCTGTGAAAACATCCTACGCAATTATTATAGGATGCAAACCTCACTGGCTTGTCTTCCCAGTATTTAATTATTTTGTCTTTGTATATGCCATCTCTTATCAATGGGAACTCTGGTTTTTGCCATGCTATCGTTTCCCATTTGTTCCTGCCATCAGGTCTTTTTTCAAGGGTAACCTTGTATGATACAAGTCCATTCTCATCGCACCTGTTAAGCATGTTGACAGCCCTTTCCTGTTCGTTGGCCCTGTAACCTATTTGCATAACAATCGGCTCACCTATATTCTTGTGCCACCACCTGAACATCGGATCGATCTTCATCAATGTAGTGCAATACCTAGTGACCTTGTTCGGTAGGAATCCACTCTTGTATGCTATGGTCTGCTCGAATGTCATGCCGGTGACCCAGACAATTTCCCTGCCAAGGTATTGCTCGAGATCGAGCATCGTGTATATGATTTTGTCATCCTCTGTCGTAGCTATGAATGGCGCCTGTATTCTATCCTCCACTACTCTCCTTATTGACTCGTCCTTGAACCTGCAGTTCTCGTCCTCAATTCTGACCAAGGCAAAAAGCAAATAATCAGATGGATAGTTGGCGGCTATGTATGCGGATGTTGTACCGCCAGAAACACTAGTTATTATCTTCATGGCATAGATTAGAATAGCAAATGCTGGTATGTGTAGATCGCGTATCCTATCCCTGCGGAGGCCGCCAGTATGAGTACCCCCCACAGGATGTGCCTGCCCCAGTTCTTCTTCTCCTTGGGCGGGGGTGTCCCCTCGTATCCGAAGGGTACGGTCTGCCTGCCCTGCCAGTTCTTTCCCATGTTCTCGACCGTGGCGTTCTCGGAGTCGAGGTGGATGGCCACCAGCTCGGGGAGCAAATGCCTGTTGCGCCTGTCCCACTGCTTGGCGAACATCATGTCCGTGCGGTCAGCAGCTCCGTGCTCCTCCGGGTAGATCAGCTTCTTCGAAGTGTTGGGATGCCACATCTGAAAGAACCCTATGGGTGCGTAGCCCTTGCCGTTGTAGTCGGCCACCCGGGAGGCGATGGGGAACGAGTTGAGGTGGATGTAGATCCACTGATCGTAGACGGGTCGGGGGTTCTTCACGTGCGCCATCCAAGACTTGAAGTCCGGGCACATCAGCCGGTCGCAGCCGTAGATCCCGTTCTTGTCGAGGTCGATCTTCTGGACGATCTCCCGGAACTGGGCGGGAAGGACGATGTCTGCGTCTAGGTGTACCATCCAGTCTCGCTTGCTGTGGTACAGCAGCCCCTCGTTGATGCCCTTGGCCTTGTTGAACGGCTGACCACCCTCGGTGAACCTGTCGGTGATCAGGCACTCCACATTGTGATGACGGCACAGCTTCTGGGTTTCCTTGTCATCCCGGGATGTGATCACCACATAGTGGTCGAAGTGCACCCGGTTCAGGGGCAGGGTGTGCGCTAAGAAGTCTGAGTAGTTTACACAAACCGTGACTGCTTCAATGTACATGCGTTTCTTTTTTCGAATTCCTCTATGGTTTGGAATATGGTGTATACGATTTGCGGCACAATCGCATTCCCGTATCCTTTTATGGATTCGTTTCTCCACTTTGAAAAGGTGATTCCGTCCAGTTGGGTGGGAAGCCCATCATCTCCGCCACAAATCGGGGATTGAGTTGGGAAGTTTTCCCATCTTTTTGCTTCCATTCCTCCCCAAAGTGTATGTATACGTTCCGTAATAGATTCGCTCTGTTTATCCCATCCTTGCTCACCATCGCCTCCGGACTGTATGCCCCCTTGTAATCGGTTGCCGGCGGTGTCGGCAGCATCCCCCTTTGATATATGAATCCCGTCTGCACCTCTTGGGCCAATGTTCCCGAATTGCCGAACTTTTGTTCCTTCTTGCTCATGTTCTCCGTGTGCGCGTCCGCTGCACAAGGTGTTTTGAGTAGTTTCGGTATTGCCAACCTCATCGCTTTCTCCGTGTCGTGATTGCTTTCCGGATTCAACTTCCCGCCCCTCTCTCCGAACGAGGCTGTTATTGTAGGCGACAAACCAGATCCTGTCTCGGCGATGGACAGAGCCGACACCTGCAGCTGGCAGAACAACCGGGATGACTTCGAAGCCTTCATTTTCCAAGTCAGCGCACACCGTGTCGAAAACCAGTCCTCCGCTCCAATTAACAAGTCCATAAACATTCTCTCCCACGATCCAACGGGGGCGAACTTCTCGTATAACGCGGAGCATTTCCGGCCAAAGGTATCTGGAGTCATCCGTACCCTTGCGCGCACCGGCTGTTGAAAATGGCTGGCATGGGAATCCGCCGCTGATGATGTCGACAGTTCCCCTGTGAATAGTGAAGTCTGTTTTAGTGATGTCTTCATAACTTTTTGCGTTAGGCCAATAATGGTTAAGAATTTTTTGACCGAATGGATTCAATTCACAATGGAAAACATTTTCCCAACCCATCCATTGGGCTGCCAAATCGAATCCTCCGATGCCTGAAAATAATGATCCGTGTGTCATGTTTGTTTTTTTGCTCCCGGTGCGGGACTCGAACCCGCATCTCCCAACCTATTAAGGAGGGGATTCCTGTTGGGGCGTTACCTTGAGCCTTATTCATTGGGGCTTACGCCAACCGGGATGCTTAGTCTTTTAGAAATCCAGCCCGTGGAAACGGGCCGGTAAAACCAACTGCTGTTGCCGGAGGGGCAGGAATCGAACCTGCAATAAGGATTGTTTAATCGGGATTCATACCGTACCTACCTTTCGGCGCGTCTTCCATTCCGCCACCCTCCGATAAACCCCGGGCGTAGAAACGCCCCGGGAAAAATACACCATGAAACAAACTGCTGCGGGGGCAGGAATCGAACCTGCGTGGACTGGGCTTCTTGTGTCCAGACTAATGCCATGAGCCTGCATTTGCCATTCTGCCACCCCGCATACCTAGGTTAGAACGGCAGGTCTCCAGCGAAGGACTTGGGCTGCTCTGTTTTTTCTTTGGGGACGTAGTTGTCCTCCTGCAGGCGGTAGTCCGGTGTCTTCTCGCCCGGCTTCTTGAAGGTGTTCGGCCAAGCCGTGTACCTCTTGTCACCGATCTGGACGCTGAGGACTTCCACCTCTCCGTTCTTGGTGTTGACCACCTTCTTCCATGCGGCTCCTGCCGCCTCTTTGTTGCTGCTCATATGCTGATTTTAATCGTGATGAAATGCGTTAGGAGGTAGATGCCGAACAGCTCGATGCTTCGGTCGTTGATGACAAGCGGGGCGAAAGCGATGGCCTTGTCGTCGAGCTTGCCCATCTCAATCGTTACTTTCATGGACTAGGAATTTTTTCTTGGTTTGTTTGTTGATGTAATCCCTCCACTTGATAGCCTGTTCCCGATCCGGGAACTTCTTGTAGTTCATGTCCGGCCACCTGTACCTGTTTTGAACCGATATGATGAAGTCCTCCATGCTGGGGCTGTCGGCGTCCACGTAGTAGATAACGTGGTTGCCGCTGTAAAGATCCTTAATTATGTAGCTCATAGAATCTTGTTTGCCTTTAACTTTTCCACAATCTCTTGGAAGTCCTCGAGTGTCATGGCCACGATAACCCCCGACCTGTTTCGTTTGTGCAGGACGATGTTGTAGTTGCTGTCCTGCGGCATCTTGGCAAGCACATCGTGCAGGCTACCGAGTTTCTCTACCGCCTTGCACTGGACGCTGAAAGGATCGGTGTTGCACAGGTCTATGCCGGCATCGTCTTTGGCCTTGGACTCCAGACGGGAGGTGACGCACTTCTCCCATCCCATGTCCCGGAACAGCTTTGCCATCTGCCGTTCGAAGGTGTGGCCCTTTACCCTGCCGTTTGCCATATAGCTTTTTTTCGTGTGAACTCATCGATGGTCGACCAGTTGACTGCCGGGTCGAACACGATCGGTTGGAACATGTGCTTCTGCATCGGCATCTGCATGTAGTAGGGGGTGTTTGGTTTGACGGCGCTCAGATTGACAGGGACAAGGAGCCCCTGCCCCATCTGGTCAACGCGGTATTCCAGTACCTGTCCCCCGCTTGGCAGCTTGACCCATCTTTCCTTGAGGAGAATCTGCGAGTTTGGCGAATCCCTCAATGTCTTTCTGATTCGTTGGTTGTCCGACGAAGAGAGTCCTGTCACTTCCATCGTTAAGCTTTTGGGTCTTGTGGTAGGTTGAATTGTATGGTGTGAACTCGTAGTACTCAGTCCCCAGTATCCCGGAGTGCCTGTGTCTTACTTTCCATCTATGTATCTCCGTCTGCATCGTCTCGAAGTTCCGGTACACGGTGAACCCATTGTCCGGAAGGTTGTACCAGTGTGCCGAGTCGGAGATGTCGTACCCGTTCGGGACCTTGTAGATCCCCGTCCGGATCTCCACCATCTTCTTCGGGTGGGCCACGAGGAAAACGTGCACCCCGTGGTTCTTTGCAAACCGGGTGATGTCGGACAGCATGGCCTGTATCTGATTGTTCCGGGCGTCGTTCTTGTGGCTCATGCTCTTCTCTACGGTGGACATGTTGTCGATCACCAGCCCATGGATTCCGTACTGGCGCACCATCTCCTTGGCCTTGGCCAGTATCCCCTCTATGGTGAGGTCGTTGTCCGACAGGCGGTAGTACTTAAAGTGATCGGTCACGAAGGGCATCGCCTCCTCCATCTCCTCCCGGGTCATGCGCGGCCCGTAGTGGGACTCGTAGAACCCCTTCCCGGTACGGATGGCAAACAGGTCGGCCAAGGCGGTGGCCGTGCTGGCCTCCTCTGCCGAGTAGATGAAGAACTTCAAGCCGTGCTGCTCGGCCAGCCGGGCAACCACGTTCTTGACGTAGGTGGATTTACCATGGCCGGGGATCCCGGTGACGATCGTCACCTGCCCGGGATGCCAAACAAACTCCATGGATTCCCAGCCGCTCGGGGGGCCCTGCTCGAACATGGACAGGAGCTCTCCCTGTACGCTTCCTGCGTCCTCAATCCCTTCGACAGGGTACGGCTTGGCCTGATCGATACAGGCCCGTAATGCGTCTCTACCGAGCTCACAGAGCACCTCGTTGGCATCCTTCCGGGGGAGATCCACGATCCAGCAGTTCTCCCTGCCCAGTCTCCGAGCAAGTTCCTCCCGGAGGGCCTGCCCGGGTGCGTCCATGTCGGTAGCAAGCAGGATCCTCTTGCCATCGAAGAGGTGTGCCAGTTCGTGCAGCCAGTCAAGCTGCCTGTTGGAGGCGCCGTTGGGTACTGAGATGGCCGGGATGCCCACCTCGTAGAAGGACAGGACATCTATTTCTCCCTCGACGATAACCACATCGCCGCCAGTATTATCGAGCAGGACATCAACACCATAGGGAACAAGACGAGCACCAGCGACCATCTTAAAATTCTTGCCGCTGTCCCGATACTTGACGTTAACCAATTCCCCATTGTAGAAGTAGTTGAAGTGGATGGTTTTAACCTCCTGCCCGACCTGCGGCATGTAGTCCAGCCCCTCGGTAACCTGATACCGGAGCAGGGTTTGATTCGAAATCCCCCGACCTGCAAACCAATCGATCACGGGCTGGCTGACTTTCTTCAGTTCCAACGGGGGCTTTACGTACTCCTTCTCCTCCCGGACAGCACCCTTGAAGTCGCAGTTGTGGCAGTTCCATATCCCTTTTTCCACGTTCACAGACAGGCATGGGTCGGTCTTGTGCTTGCGCGTGTGGCTGCACTTCGGGCACAGGACTTTTACGTCCCCCCTTGAGCCCGGTCTCACGTTGATTCCGTACTCTCGTAGCCGGTCTATCATAGTCCAAGAATTAGTTTGGCGAAATTCTCTTTGAGATATTGGATGATGTGAAAAAGAAAGAACAGGACAAGGAACGTGATGATCAGTGCGTTAACTATTACTCTTATCGGTTTCATCGCTTTTGAATACCACGTTCAGCTGTGCCGACCAGTGTATGCCGGAGGGCGGATGAAAGATTTTCAGCCTCTTGTTCTGATTGAAGTACTTGAGCGGCTGCTCTTCGTACTTGCGCAGTATGAACTCCTCGATGTCCTTGCGATTCATGGGCCCGTACTTCAACAGATCGTCTGTCGTAACGTCCAATAGGTAGTACATTTCATTGGGCTGCATTCTTCAGTTTTTGAATCCAGTAATGGTTAGCGTCGTCCAAATATTTATCGAATTTAGTGGACAGAATAGTGGCCGGCCTGTTGTACTCCGACATCTTCGGGTCTACACCCCAAGTCTCTTTCTTGTGTGTGAACACGCTCTTGAAGTGGTCGATCGTGTACCTCTTCATCAGCACCTTGATCCGGTTCTGATACGGATGAGGCTGATATCTTGAGCCGTTGATCGTGTTGAACAGGGAGATCACCTCGTGGGCAAAAGCCGCCTCCAGACTTCTCAACTCAACGTCTATCCCAAGGTGAGCCTCGTACCAAGCGTGGGTGGGATAGTAGAATCCGTTCTCCTTCTTCTCGAGCAGAGACATGCCTATCAATTCCTTCATTGCGTCAGACGCCTGCCCTGCTGAAAGGCCGAGTCTTTCGGAAACAACCTTGATCCCTGTCGGCGCAAGCATTGGCCGAGCCTTGGCGCAGTAGTCAGCTACGACATACTGGCCAAGGTTCAAGCCGAGGTTCTCTCTTACCGAGTGGTCTATGGTGGTTGTCATTCCTCGTCGAATTTCAAGTAGGGGTTTCGTCTTGTCGATGTCCATATGGCGTTCAGACAAAGCCGGGTCTTGGCGTACAGCCTCTTCTCCTGCGATGTCAATGCCTCTCCTTTTTGTGCGGCCTTGTACATGGCCTTGAACTCCTTCACCCGGGAGAGGTATGTCTCGTAGGTGATGTCGAGATGGTCGCACACATCGAGAGGCTCGAACTTATAGAAGTCCGACAGCCCTATAAAAACTATCCTCGCTGACTCTGTACTGCCCTCGTAGAATTCGTCTGTCTGCATGTGCCGGACAGGCTCTTTGCTCCAAACGAACTGGGCCTTCATCGCTGCCTCCAAGTCACGCAACTTGTTCATACTTCACCGTGAATTTTTGACGCCATGTAATCTTTCCGTTCGGCAGGGTCATCGCTGTTGCCCCCTCCTTCTCCATGTGCTGACGCAGGGTGTTCGACGCGAGAGTCTTGCGTAACTCCTGCTCCTTGATCGTCTCGGACGCTTCGCGGTACTCGTCCATCCACTTGGCCAGTTCGATGCCTCCGTGTATGTGAACCTCGTCCTGCCGGGCCTTGTGCTTTTCGGAGATGAACTTGCTGAACGCGTCCGTGTTGTCCGCCGGGGGCTCATAGTTGGAGGCCAGTTGCATCGCCTCCTCGGGGGATCGGGCGTCCTTGATGGCAGCGTATGCCATCTCGACCCTCTCCTTGAACTCGTTGGCCGCATCAAGGATTCTGTTCTGCATGTCCTTATCCTCCTCGAACTTCACCACTCCCAGTTCCCTTCCGTCCTTCAAGTACACCAGTTCACCCCACTTCAGTCCGGTCACGAGCATGTAGTGCTGAATCTGTGCGTAGTATCCCGGAGGGATTCCTGCCTCCCACATGTCGGCGGAATATCCGGACATGGTTTTGACCTCGAGGATGCCGGGGTCGGTTCGGTCCGGGTGTTGGACTATCCTGCCGTCGATGTTTGCGAACAGGGACGGGAACTTCGGGTTGATGATGATCGCCTTTACCTTCCGGTACTTCTTGATTTTGTTACCGGTGTTGGTGTTGTTCACCCATCCCTCTTCAGTCCCATCCCAGTACTGCCAACACTTGGCAACGTAGTCCTCGAGCTGCTTTCCGTGGAGCATTGCCGAGTTCATCTTGTTCGGCTGGTCCACCAGTCCCACCGCTTGGTAGAACATGTTGATGGGGGACTTGTACTGGTTCAACCCGAGGAGGGTGGAGGCATCGCTGCCCCCGACCATTCCTCTTGTGGTTAATTCCTTGCGGACTTCCTGCCACTCCTGTTCAGACAGGTTTCTTGTCGGTATGCGTGTCAGTTTCATTTGCTTGCCGCTTTTTTGGTTGACTCGGCTTTGAAGTTGTTGATGGCATCGTTGATGGACTTGCGCTGCTGCTCGGTCACCTCGTACCTGTTGAGGGCGGTCAGCACCTCGCGGCTCTTGCCCTTGCTGATAAAGTCAAACATCCCTGCCAGCTGCTCGTCCCCGAGGACAGGCTTTTCGGAGGTGGCTGCCGCCCGGTTTCCGTCATCGTCCTCGTCGGACACGATCAAGTTCAGCAGGCCGGTGAGGGAATACCTCTTGGCGTAAGACACCGCGCTTCCGTAGTCCTGCGATGTCTGCCCCTTGGTCACGACCGGGAACACCGACTGAAGCGACTCCCCCGACTCGACGTGGATGACCTTGGTCACCACGAACAGGCCGTTGTCGTTGAACTCACAGGCTTGTGTGATGACCAGCCCTGCGGACTCGAGGTCGGGCTTGATGTGCTTCTGAATGTCAGACAAAGGTGCGTACTTGCTTTTGAAAAACGGATTCGCCGCGCTGCGGACGATAGGCTTGACGCTCTTCTGAAACTGAGCCAGTGATTTGAGTAAACTCATAGTTGATTGATGAATTGTATGTGTAAACGATATTCTCTTGCGGTCGAGTAGATGCTCATCCAGTCGTAGGTGAAAACGGTTTTCCCCTGCTTCCGAATCGCCTTGATGAAGTGGTTCTGACACAGGGCAGGGTGCTCGTTCAAAAGCCACCTTCGGTATTCCTTGAGGTCGTAGGTAACCCGACCTACCTTCATGGTATCCTCGTTGTAATTGAATTCCATGTTCCAAAGTTAGGAAGGTTGCGAACTGGTTGTGGAAATAGTTTTCAACATCGCAGCATGCCCGTCCGAGATGGCTGACTTGAACCTTGAGTCCACGACCTTGACGTACTTCCAAAATGCGGAAGAGTTTTGGCTGTGGCCGGAGGCATGGCGGACACTGATGTGATCCACCCCGAAAAAAATCAGACCTGTGATGGCTGACTTTCGCAGCATGTGGGGGGTGACGAATTCCCACAGGTACTGGGTAACCCCTGCGGTGTGCATCTCCCACATCTCGGGATACTTTTGGAAAACCAACTTCAGACCGCCATGGATGTTGTCGATCGGGCCCGACCACAGGCTCCCGTTCTTTAGGTTTCGGCTGAAGATTTCACGCAGCCTCTCGGGGATCGGGATGGTCACCCTCTGCCCGGTCTTTTGTGTGTCCTTCACGATGAACCCACCCTCGAGATGCTCGGGTCGCAGCGACTGGATGTCCGAAAGGCGAAGCGTGGTCAGAAGGATGGTCACCGCCACCTCCCAATGGGGTTGGATGAGAGTGCCCATGAACCTGTCATCGCTGACCACCTTGGATATCAGTTCGGGGGGAACGACCACGATGGGCTTCTCGGTCTTGGCCATGCGGTGTGTCTCCGGGATGGGCAGGTCTAACTCCCTGCACCAGTAACGAACCATGATGCGGATGGCGTTCACGATCTCGAACCTACTCTTGGCATTCATCGAACGCTCGAGCCAATGCTCGAATGACTTGAAGAATTCCCTGTAGGCTTTCCTGTCGGAGTCCAGTCGGATTCCTTTGCCGTACCTGTATAGGCAGGAGGCTGCGTTGGAGTAGGTCTTGATGGAGTTGGCCGAGTAGGGCGTCCCCCTGTTGGAACGAATCTCCCCTGTGTGCATTTGATGCACGTACCTCTCGCAGTACCCACCGATTGAATCGTCCTTCCATTCGCCTATCGGTTCTCCATTGGAGAACTTGTCGATGGCCGTGTTCGCCCATTGGGTGTAGGAGAATTCGCCAAGGAAACACCCCCTGCTGCCGAACCTGTGGTGATACGCGCGGATGCCTGTGTCGTGCGTCATTCCGTCCTTCACGACGATTACTCTTCCGTCCCGAATGTATCGCATAGGATTTGCTTTATCTCGTTTAGATTGACCACGATGTCCGGCTGCCCCATCATGTATCCCCACACGTCATCGAACATCTCTCCATAGCCGGGATGGCACTGGTACTTCCCATCGTGATGCTCGAGGTAGTGGTAGATGGTGGTTCGGTGGATGCCGAGCCATGCTGATATCTGTGCGTGGTTAAAGTCGTACATCTTGTTGAGGACATTGCTTGCGATGGCCTTCAGATAGGCTCGAGGCAAAGCCCTGCACCTGTCGTTGATGTCGATGAGGTACTTCTCAAGAATGTACTGGCGAATCTTCTGATACTCTCTCATTGGATTTGTTTAGATGTTCGATAATCTTTTCTTCCAAGTCCATGTTAATCTCCATCAGCGACAGGATGGTCTTTTTTCTTTTGCTTGGAGTCATTCCTTCCAGTTCTTGCAGGGCGTTGTGTACCGCTCTGAATACCTTGCGTAGTTCCGATTGCTGCTTCATACCTTTTGATCATTTCGGGTTGGTAACCTAATTCGCGTCTGATGTGAACGAGCCACTGCTCGAATGTTAAGTCTTGCATGTTTTCTTTTTTAAAAAATGAACGCCCCCGAAGTGTAACCCTCGGGGGTTGTGTTCAGTATTTGGTGATGTCCTCCGGGCCGTTGAGACCCTTGGCTGCTGCGGCTGCTGCGATGATGATGAGTGCGATGGTTGCTGCGTACATGTCAGTTTAATTGTGAGGTGATGTTGACCTGTTTGTCCTCCATGAATCCGGTAAACATGGTCACGCAGAACTGCGGGTAGGTCATCGGGTGGTTCATGGCCTCAAGACCCTCCCGAACCTCTTCGTACTCCTCGCGGAGCTTGGCCTCGTTCTGCTCGAGGAAGAGGTACAGCACCTCGAGCAGGTCTTTGTCTCTGTTTGTCATGGTTGTTGATGTCCGGATGCTGCCGGACTCAGTTTAGCAGGGCGGAGGGGAGACGAACCCCTCCTGCGACCATCGCCCTGTCAGACGCTTGCGCACCGCGCGATGAATTTAATCTCATCGGGTGTCGCATGGGCAGCCATGAATGCTACCGCCTCCTTGTGGATTTTCGATCCGTAGAACGCCTCCCTGTAGACGTGCTCGACTGCCTGTGCATCAGATGCGAACCTGTCCGAGCCGTCCTCCTTTTCAAGTCGGTATGTGTCCGTGCTTGTGTAGGTAAGAACCCACCCCTCGTCGAGGGCATAGACCATACTTGACAGGTCTGCGAAGACCTCGTCCTGTATGTGCCCAATCAGTTCGGGCATCGCGTCACTTACGATGAACCTCTCCATAGCAGCCAGCATTTTTTCAGTACCTAATGTGTGCAGGTACTGGTTGTACTTCAAGACCAATTCGTCGGGGTGGCCTTCAACCCTTGAGATTCCCATGTTCATGGTGTGTTGATTTAGAAGGGCGGGGAGGAGTCGAGCCTCCCCTGCGACCATCGCCCTGTCATGCCGGCCAACCGACCCTGCGGAGGTAGTAGTAGTCCTCCTCGTACTGGTCGTTGTCCCTGTCATCCTGCTCCTGTTCATGCAGGTAGGCCGCCGCCTCCTCGTAGGTTTCAAACTCTCCGAGAACCTCGCCGTTGCTGCGGATTTCGACGGCCCAAGGGTAGTCGATCTCCACGAGATTGGCGGTGCAGTTGTCGTATGTCAGCTGACCATACCTCTGAACCTCCTCCTCCATCGCCTCCTGCTCCTTGTCGTTCTCTGCCAGTTTGATGGCGAGGGCGAGAAGGTGAAGCTCTGCCGACTCGTAGTCGAGGAAGTCGATGTGGGCGTGGAACGAGCCGTCCGGCCATTTCTTTACATCGGCTGCCATCAGCCTGTTGATGCTGCCGTACTGATAAATGGTCGGGACGCTTGCCGTAATCCTGTGCGTGTACTTCATGGTGTTTGGTTTTAGGAACTGGCCGCAGTATCGCTCTGCGTTCGGTCTTTCCTGCCAGTTCGGGGGGATCAGTTCTGCGCCACCTGCCTGCGCAATTCCTCCTGTAGGTGTACAGGGAGAGAGGTGCAGGGGGTGACGCCCCAACCTACAACCCCTTCGGAGTCGCGAACCGCCTCCATCATGTCGGAATAGACGATGATGTCTCCGTTGCTGAAACGGACCGCGTCCGTGCCATCGAAGATGACGTAGTCAGTGGGGTAGAGATTCCCCTTTATTTTGAGAACCCGGTGGCCGTAGAATCCGTACGAACCGAAGTCGATGTAGTTGGATTCGGGGTCACCTCCTGCCACATGCAGGAGCATGCCTCGGATGGGCGTCTCGCCTTCCAGTTCGGAGGTATCAAGTACTACTACAGAGTCTCCTTTGCGGAGGATGTTGCCGTCGATGTCGTTCATGTGTTTCATGCGTGTTTGGTTTGTTGAGGAACTGATGGCGGAGTCGAACCGCCTGCGCCCTATGCTATCAGTTCGGGGGGGACTATGCCTCCTTGACGAAGGGGAACATCTCCTCAAGTTCCTTGATGGTCTGCTTCTGACCATCGTAATCGTGGTCGTTGGGAGATTCCATCGAACCTTTGAGGTCGAGGTAGGCATACAGGATGACCTTCTTCTGCTCTTCGGTGAGGCCGGACGCGGTGCTGACATTTTCGTGTGTCATGGTGGTGTAGTTTAGGAACTGCATCGGGAGTCGAACCCGATCGGATACCATAGCAGTTCGGGGGAATCAGTCGAGCAGGATACGGAAACCCTTGTAGACTCCCGACCTGTAGTTGTGGCTCTCATGGAAGAGAACCCTTGACAGGATGATGGCATGGATGGAGGTGAACTTGGTCTCCACTTGATCGAGGACGGCCTCGATGGTCTTGCCCTCGCGGAGGGCAGCTATGACCTCATCTCGGGTGGTGCAGCGAGGGTTGTCAAAGTTGCCGGACTTGCGGGCCTCAATGTGGGCGTCCGCGATGGCTTTTGCTTGCTTGCTGATGCGCTTCATGGTGGATAGTTTAGGAACTGGGCGGGGAGTCGAACCCCGCCTGCATCCAATCAGTTCTCGATCTTTACATTGATATCGACCTGCCCCTCGATTGTGTCATCCACAGGGACGGACTCGCACAACTCGTGCCTTTCGCCATCGTTGTAGATGAACACAGGGAGCGACTTGTCCTCTACCTGCATCAGCCGGTCGATAAGTTCGCCAACCGAGATGGTTCTGCGAACATCACTAACGGACAGGAACATCATGTGGACGATGTCGTGCTGCGACTTGTACAGGTTGGCCTGCTTGACGGCATCGTCAAGATTCGCGGCGTAGAAGTTCATCGTGTGAACGTCTGCCCAAGTGCCCGACTTGGACTTGAATTGGAACTTGTAGGTGTTCATGGTGGGTGATTTTTGACAAATGTAGAATGGTTTGTGGAAAACTGCAAAAGCTTTTTTTGAACCTGCGCCAGTCACGAACTGGCTGCCCTCTGCGGGAGCAGGTTGGGGGGGGGCTATTCGCCATCCATTGCGGCCAACAAATCGAGGATAGCCCTCTGCCAAATGGAGTTGGCCTCTTTTGCTACCTCGTCACCACCTACTGATGTGGCCCACTGCTCGAGGATGGCATACGCCTCTTCGAGGTTCTTTAGTTGTGCCGTGATGGCGGCTTTTTTTACTTGTTCCATGGTGCGCGGTGCTGCATGATTCTGTGCAGCGCAGTTTAGCGGAGCGGTCGGAGTCGAACCGACCGAAGACCATCACTCCGTGCATTCCATTCCATCACACTGGCACTGCCCATCGCAGGTGGCGTGGGTTGTATCGGTGCAGGTGTGCGCAGGCTCTTTTGGGTGATCCTGCGGATTGTCGGACAGGTTGTCCGCGAGAGCCGCCAAGATGATGATGGCGGCAATCAGCAGGTAGCTTTTGCGTTTGCTCATGGCGCGTTTTTTATGGTTAAGACCCCCGAAGGGGTTTCGCCTACTGAAGGCTCGTCAGTTAACCTGTGGGTCGGGGGAATCAGAACTTGATGAACTGATAATCGTACTCCCCATCGTACGCGGAGATGAACGGATTCTCATCCTCAACCTCCTCCTCGGGGTCGGCCTGCGCGAGGGCTGCCTTCAGCTGCTCGTGGTACTCCTGCTCGTTCACGAGTTGCGCCTCGTTGACGTTGGTTCGGATGACCACCCCATAGGTGTCGGTGGTGAACGCGAACCATTGAACCGAGCCTTGGTCTTCGTCATCGTCGAAGGATACATTGCCCCATTCTTCCGTGAATTCAGCAAGCGCATTGGCTTCCTGCTGCGCCTGCTCGACGATGTACTGCTGCGCCTTGTCATCGGAAGAGAACTCCATCACCTCTGCGGTGTTTCCCGAAGAGTAGCCCTCTCCGTTCCATGTGTGGACGATTACGTACTTCATTGCGCGTTTTTTTGGTTAAGACCGCCCGTGGGCGGTTTCGCGGATTGACCGCTCATCAGTTAACCTGTAGGTCTGTGGACTACCAATTATACTTGGGCAGAGCGTCCCATGTCCATCCATCTACATCCAACTTGACCCACTGAGCGTTGCCGCCCCGTGCGTAAAAGAGGATGTCACGAAGGCACTTGGGTACATCGTCATAAATTTCCTCGGGAACAAAGACCCACCATCCGTAATCATGGGGATATACGATGAGAGATTCAATGTCCGTGATGGATTTGCTTACATCCTTGCGGATGTGGCATGTGGAGCAGTCCATGTAGCGAAAGAACCCGTTGTTGTGCTTGAAGGGGGTTGCTGATTTTGACATGCGTGTATTTTTTGGTGAAGACCGCCATGTGGCGGTTTCGGCTCATAAAGCCTCATCAGTTCACCTGTGGGGCGGGGGAATCATACAACTCAAGGTCAGCGGCTGCTGCAAGAGCCTCGCTCTCACTGGAATAGAACTCGCCATCGGCATACATCCCGTTTTCGTCGATGACGGCATATCCGCGCTCTCCCGTGATGTAGTGTGTCACTTCCGTGATGGTGTACATGGGAATGAATTTAGACCCTGCTGCGGAATCGAACCGCCCAACCAGTGCAGGGTAGAATGTCAAATGACATCCAAGTAATGTCAGTATATCTGCATCAACCGATGAGAGCAGTCGTGCCATCGTCCACAAGGCGGACATTGAATTCAACGCCATCGAACTCTTCTTCATCCATTTCAAGGAACTGCTTTACGATGGCCGTTTTGTCAAGTTTGACGAACGTGCCGACATTTGAGTAGACCACATAAACATAAATTTCTTTGGCGAAGCGGAGCGTTTTAAGTGCCTGTGCGTAGTTCATGTCGTTCGGTTTACGTGTTTCGGGGTGCTGCCCCATCTTCAGCGCGACGAATGTAGTCGCGGACACGCGTCACTACCGAGCTCCCTTATGTTGCCCCACAGGTGATAAATCGACCTATGGGAAGGGTCTACTCGGCAGCCGCTACTCGCTGTCTCACTGCTATGGGGTTGGTCACGCGTCGTTCGCGTCCTTGATGGGTTGCTATGCAGGGCCTGTGTCGGGGGGCAGCAAGCAGGGTCTTGGTTGGAATGCTTGCTACTCATA